ATGGCGGTTAAGCGATACAGTCCGTACATCACCGATCCAGACCTCGTGACGCTCACCGTGGAGGCGAAGCTAGGCGAGCATCCACAGGGCAAGTACGTGCTCGCCTCAGACTACGACGCACTCGCAGAACTGTTGAAGCTGGTTCTGAGCGATCCTGGCAACTGGCTGCATTCGGATCTGTTGGACAAGATAGAGGAGGTGGTGGGGGAAGCGGCGCCCTATCGCTCGATCGATGATTCGGGACTTGCGTCTACGGGCTAGCCTTCAGGTACGCGATGGTCGCCTCCGCCCGCGCAATGTCATCGAGAATGGCTTTGGCGCAATGGTCGACCTGGAATAGGCTCAGAAACCGATTGAGCCCAACAGCCCACCAGGGAGGCCTGGCGAGCTTCATCGCCTTGCCGACTTCGCTCGATATCGTGACCCCCGGCTCACACCAGATCGCCGCTCCCAAAAACAGGTCGATGAAGAGGTCGAGCTTATAGCCGAACGTCTTGCCGCGATTCTGGTGGACCAGGCCGAAGATGAGGTAGGCGAGCAGCAGGAGCCAGAAGTATCTCATTTCGGTAGATCCTTATCTTTGCTGGCGATCCAGTCGGCAATTTGTATGGTTAAGCCTTTCAGTCGATCGACCAGCACATCGAAGGTCTTGATCAGCCATTGGATGCGCTCCTTGATGGCGGTGAGTTGGCCGCGCATCTCATCGGCAAGATCGGTCACGCGTGTCTTTGTGGTCTCGGTGTCGTGCTGAATGGCGCCGACCGTATTTGAGACGTGCGCGCGCGTCAGCTCCTGTTGCTCTTTTACGAGGTCAATGATGCGCTCCGTGCCTTCCGGGTTTGGCGGCAACTCGGCGATTTGCTTGGAGAGCTTCTCGTGCGCGATGCGGCTGTCGCGCCGATGCACGATGATGAGGGTGAGGATCGCGATGCTGATGAGCAGGATCACACAGACAATTCCTAGAGTTTCTCGCGCCATATCACTCACTTATCGCCTCCTGGCATGCGGAGGGGCTTCCGCCGCATCTTCAATTCTCTCGCGCCATTGCCGCTGCCGGTCGACCTCACTTGCGATGCCATCGACTTTGGTGTTCATGACGGCCAGCTGCGTATCGATCTTATGGAGGATGTCGAGCTGCTGGCGAAGATCCGCGACCGACTTTTGGGACTCGGCACTCGATTCTTTGAGCTGGTGAATATCGTGTTGCGCATTGATGAGCCAGGTGACCGCGATCGCAAGGGCCGTGATGGCACTCCACAGCGCCGCCGGGGTGAGCCGCTCGCGCAACGCCCGTGGTAGCCACGCAAAGCCCGGGGCGCGGCGCGCGAGGACGGCTGTGGTGGTTTCCCAGTCGTGGTTGTCGTCGTGCTCAGCCACGCGTCACTTATCTGCCGTCCATTTGCGGCCGTTGTCGATATAGAACTTGAGTGCCACGCCGAACAGGGCCGACAGCACGGTGACGATCGAGCAGGCTGCTGCTGCGTCCGCGGTCGTGCGCTGGCCGGCTGGCAGGTGTATGTACCAATAGACGATGGTCGTGTCGAGGGAAATCACCATGTGGGCGACCATGAAGATGATCGCGCGCGGCACGATGCGCCAGCTGTCGAAAACTTCAGCCCAGTCCAGCCACAGCTGTTTTGAGGCGAGCGCGCGCACGGCACCCTCGAAATCGGTTATGGCATCGACCTGAAGGTTCATCAGTCAAGGCCGGCGAGCACGCGCCAGTTCGGATGCTGCATGTGCGGCTTTTCGGGAAACGGGAACCCAGGCGTACCGGCCCATTCGAGCCCCGCGGCGACGCCCAACTTGCCAACCTGTTGCCATACGGGATCAGCGCCCCGCCAGTCCGGTTTGCCGCCGATCATCGGTACGATGTCGATCGCCAGCCCGTAGTTGTGCGCACTTTTTCCGGCTGGCGCATCCGTGACGACCCACTTGCGGCCGATCGGTGCGACCGTGCGTCCCTTCGCATACAGCGCAGCCTGCTCATCGTTCGACCGCAGTGTGCACGTGACCAAGACGTCGAGGCCCGCCGCCTCGCAAGCCGCCAGGAAAGCATCGACCTGCGGCCGGATCTCAGGGCGCAGATCATCGAGCTTGCGCGAGCTCATAACAAAAACCCTGCGATGAATCCGATGAGCCCTATCAAAAGGCTCATGGTCACCGCAACGCGAATGCGCACAAAGCCGACGGTTGAGGCCTGATCGCCGCCCAAGTTATCGACGACAGCTTGAAACTCATCGAGGGAACGCTGCGTATCGGTTCTCCCGGCATAGCGGCCGTGATGATCTTGATACAGCTCGTCTGGCGTCATGCTCATGCTGGCATCTCCTCCGGTGGCTGTGGCGGCGGCGGAGCCTGCGGGGGTGCCACTGCATTCGTTGGCGCGCTCTGGGCTGGCTGCGGTGGCGCCAGCGGCTTTTGCGGCAGCTGCGGCGCGATCTCATCGAGCAGCGCCTGGTGCGGGGCCATGGCCATGTTCGCCAGCTGGTGAATCGTGGCAATGGCCCGGTCGGTAAGCTCGATGGTGTGGATGCGAACGCCGTTGACGATTTTCATAGGCCTAATAGTCCGTGGGTGGTGAGAGCGTTTTGAATGGCGGCGACGCGCTGCGCCAATTGCACCAGGGTGACGGTGCTCGCGTCGTAGACGCTGGCGTTGTTGAGAATGCCGGTCCAGGGGTTCCAGCCTGTGTTTCGGGGGCCGACCACTTGAGCCGCCTCCACTTGGAGACCACCGGTGGCGAGTAGTCGTGTCTGGAGCGCACCGCTCACCGAATAATCTAGACCCAAGCCATTGAAGGCGAGTTGATTAAGCCCGGCGGCATCGAAAAGAATCGGCTGTCCCGCTGCCATGCGCAAAGCCCCGGTGGTGACGGTAGCGAACGCACAGTCGTAGGCGACGGCCGCATTACAGTCGAATACCGAAAAGGCGTTGGTGATGAAGGAGTGCGCGCCATCCTGGTTATTGCCGACGCGTACCCCGAATCCGCTTGTCGTGTCGGGTCCGCCCGGATCAAAGCGAGTGAGCACCACATCGATACCAACACGATTGAAGTTGTTGTCGGTGCCATTGGATCGCACATCGACCTCAAGGCTGACAAGGCCGGAGGTTGGGTTATTGATCGGAACCATTTCGCGCGTCTCGAGCACGGCAGCCCAGGTGGGCCCGGTGGTCGATGTCATGCGATTGCCCTGCGCGTAGGAGGCGACGTTCTCCCCGCCTGTCGCAGAGTTATTCAAGATCGCGAGCGAGGCCCACTCAAAGTTCGTGACGCCGACGCCCGTGACATCCGTCTGCACCGTGAGCGCGGTTGCGACATGTCCCGGCATGCCCCCGAGGTAGGCAGCGGTGCGATGGAACCACGCATCGCTATAGCCATCGGCCGCAGCGCCGTCGAAGGTCACTTGCGCAAGAAAACTATTGAAGAGAGCCTGCGTGGGATTTGGTCCCAGTCCGAGGCGATCGGTAATAGCTGAGGTCATAGGGAAATTTCCTTGAGGGCAACGCTCGCGCTCTCGCCGTAGATACGGTCAGTGAGGGTCGAAGTCATTTATTGGTTCTCCAGAAATGAAAAACCCCGCTCGTTGGCGGGGCTTGTTCGTGTTTGATCAATGAGGCTGTCAATTCATCGCGAGTGCCGATTGGGCTCGATCCAGTAGCGCCGCGACGTCGCCTTTTTCCTTCTCCCACCCTTGAGAAGCGCCCGGGTCCCAGGCCTTGGAGAAATCTGGGGCTCTAGCAGGTGCGGCCTCATGCGGATCGTAGTACCACGACGCGTCTCGTTGAGTGATCGCTCTATTCTGCATCCGCTCCAAATAGCCGGGGCTCGCTGCTTCCTGCATGTCGTTGAATATCAGATGGTCCAACGCTGCCTTGAGATACCACGGGACGCCTAACATGCTTTTGGCGAATTGGATCAGTTTTGCACCCTCGTCGACCTTCTCGCCTTTGACCGTTTTGATGGCAGCACCGGCGGTGAGTTTAACCATCTGCTCCGCATCGGTGACAAGAGGACCGCCGAGTGCGGCGACCAAGGAGGTGTCGTGCGCGGTAACCTCGTTGTACAAAAATTCGCCGTACAGTCCTAGGCCACCACCTTTTGCCGCCGCGTGCGCCCAGAAGCGCCACGAAGCCATATTCTCTGGGTCCTGGCCCTTGGCGAGATTGTTGAGCTGCAGCGCGGTTGCGCCCATGACAGTGCCGACGGTGAGCAGTCGCGCGACGTATTGCGCTCGGTCGGTTCCGGTTGGCATCGTGCCGGCCCGCGCCCAGTGCTTGCCCACCATGGCAAATGAGAACCCTTTGAAGAGCATCAGTGAACTGCCCAACTCGCCCAGATGTGTTCCCGGCGTGGTTCCAATCCTTTTGCTGACACGCTCTCGAATACCCTGCTCCATCACGGCGGCGCCGACCTCATCCATCACGTGACTTAACAGCGAGGTCGAGGCGTTGCGACGCAGCTCGGTCGGATCCCCCAAAGCGGCCAATTGCTCATCTGGGATCGCGTGAATGGATTTTGGCGTAATAACGGTATGAGCCGCGGCGCCCCAGTCCTCGGTCTGCGCCAGCTGCCAGACTTTCCAATCCTCCTCGCTGATACCCTTCGTGGCGAGAACGCCGTGATCATGCGGGTCGAGGTCGGCGAAATTCTCGTGCTCTCGCGTCATTTTGCCGACATAGGACATCAGCATCGAACCCATGGCGGCGCGGCGCGCGTTCCACATAAAGTTCATGAACGCAGCTTTGAGCGTGAAGGCCGCCATCTTGCCGGTTATCCTTGCCGCAGCGCCGGCCGCGCCACCGCCCCCGCCGCCGAAGTTCTCAGAGCCAAAGCGATTCACATGGTTGTCCATGACCTGAATTCCTAAGCTCGCACCCAGCGCCGTGGCGCGATCTTTGGACGAGAACGGGTTTAAGTAGCGCAATTGCCGAAATAGGCCACCCGCCCAAGGGACATGATTCGCAAACGCAGTGGCCGCCATGCCACCTTCATCCGATAGCGCGGTTGCCGGGAGCATCACCAAATCCTTGAAGACTTCAAAGTTGCGTGCCGCCTGCCACCAGTCATGCACTCGCTGGTCGACGATCTGCGTGCGCCCAGCCACCGAATCGAACAGCGCCTGATTGAGGGCATGCGCCTTGGAAATAACGCTATCCGACTCTGTCGGGAACTGGCGCTCCTCTTCGAGGCGCGTGCGGTCGTTGTAATAGCCGAAGGTCTGCTCATCTTTCGGCCCCCACGTCTCGGCGAGCGCGATGTCATTCGCCATCGCCTTGATGTGGCCGCGAAAGGTATCCCACAGTCCTTCGCCTGAGTACTTCGCGGCGTAGGCCATCGCAGACGCCGCATCCTTGAAAAATAGCACCCGATGCTGACCGCCTTTATCGGAGCTGCCCTGCACGTAGCCGTTCTCGCCTGGCTCCTCCTTGTTGTGACCGTCGGTCGTTATGGTGTCGAACACATGCGCGAGCGTGTTGTTCAACTGCTCATCGCTCATTCGAGTGCCGTCGGGATTCAAGTACATATCGCGGTCGAGCCATTGCGGTACATCTTTGACGTACTGCTCAATCCCAGCGTCTCCAACGCGATATTGGCTGTTGCTCTGCGGCTTGTGCCACACCTCGCCTAAGCTGCCGCGAGCGCGGCCGGCGGCGTTCGAGCGTGACCGAAGTTCCTCGGCGACTTTATGAAACTCCGCGACTCCCTTTTTTGCCGCCGGGCTGCCGCTATCCTCGCCATAGGTTTCCTTCCAAATGGCGGCTTCTGCGTCTTTGCGTCCGAAGAGGCCCAAGAAGCGGCCCTTGTCGGCATTCCACAAGTCGGTGAGCCGTCCCATCGCCTCACCGTAAATCGCATCAGACCTAGTGCTGGTGGACTCGATACCGTGCTGCTTCATATCGTGAGCCGCAAGCTGCCCGACGATCCGCAGTTTATCGCCCGCCTTATAATCATCCGGGAGCGCGTCGAACTGCTGGGCCAGCGTACTGTCGATCCGATCATGCGCGGCGATATGCAGTTGGGTCTGACGCAATTTCTCCTGCACGTCAGCCGTCTTTTTTACGATAGCCGCCTGCGCACCGGCAGCGAGCTGTTCGTCATGCGACATCGCCAGCCACGCGCCGCGATCCTGGCGCGCGAGCAGGCGCATGTGACGCTCGACTGCCTCCTCGATCCCTTTGGCTTCGTTCTTGCGTAAGGGTCGGCCGATCGCGTCCTCGACGGCCAGAATGCATTCGTCTTTCACGCGCCCTTTCTCCCAAAGCAATTGGTTGCCGCGGTGACGGCTTTTTGGAAATCGGTGGTTTCTCTCGCGGCATCCTCTTCGGTCTGGCGCAGCAGATCCGCGGCCCGTGTGGGCTTGCCCTCATCGTTCGTGACTTTAAGGTCAGGGTGCTCTTGAAGCGCTTCGCGAACCTTATTGGCGAGCGGATCTACTTTGCCGCCAGCTTTTACGCTGGTAGCGTCGGCGCCGCCTGTGATGGATCCTGGCTCGCCGGCTGGATGTTCTGAGAGGCCAGCGCCCGTTTCAAGAGCACCGGATCTGTCTGCAGGTTCTGGTTCGCCTGATCGCCTTGCGCGTCCGCTGAGTCCTGCCCCTGAGTCGCTTTGGCCCCCTTGCTCTGCCGACGCGCGTTCACGAGCTTCGCTGCCTTGAGAAACTGGTGCGGACTCATCAACGAACTTCCGGATGGCTTGGAGGAATCCTGTACTGTCACCTGAGTGCTCCTTTACCAGCGATTCTACCCGGTCTCGGTCTAATTCGAGGGCCCTTGCGACATAAGCTGTGCCGTGAACGTTGGGAGTCGTGGGCTCGCCCCCGGACGCCCGGATTTCGTCAGAAGTCGGGAAGTGCTCCTGGACGGCATAGCCCTCCTGCGCGGAGCGTATATTCTCACCTTGCGCCGGGCGCTCCATGAGGGGGCGACCGCCCTCCTCGCGAACCACTTGGAAGCCGAAGCGCTCGTACCAGGCGCGCAGCTTGTCCGGTGTGATGCCTCCCTTGTCGAGTGGCTGCGCATCGAGCGTTAAGTTAACGCCGTGTTCGTCGGCAAGCCGTGTCAGATTATCCATTGCAGCCGTACCGGCGCCGCTGCCTGGCTCTGTGGCACGGATATTGTCGATATGGACCGAACGCTCATCGAACGGGTCCGCCATCATGCGCACCTCGACGCCCTCGCGTGACTGAGCTTCTGCGGCACTGAGAAAGGACTCGGCGTTGCCGGATGGCGCAGATTCGCCAGTCGTTTCACGTGGAGCGGCAGGTACCTCAATCGGCACGTACTCGCGCGCAATCGTCTGCGCCTCGGCCTGGCGCGCCTCATCGATCGGCCTTGCGGCAAACTTCGCCTCATTGACTCCGGTCTGCGAGACGTCGTTGGGCTTCCCTTCGAGTAATTGCTCGTTCGAGACCTCAAGCGCGTCTTGATGCGCGTGGGTCGCGGTCGGGTCCACCGGCACGCCGACCGCCAGGTTGCGGTCATGCACCGCGAGATTCGTCACGAGCGCCGCATCGACCATGCCGGGTTCGGCCGCCGCCACCTTGACAGCTTTCGCCTCAGCGCCATGCAGATGCGCAATGCCGCCGAAAGCGGCGCCCAGCAACGTATCGGTGAGCAGCGCCGTGCTATCCCATATCTTCTGCTGCGCGGCCATCTCAGGGTAACCGTTCGCCTCAAGGATCTTGTGATCCGCATAGCGCGAGGCGAACCCTAAGCCGACTTGGGAGCCAGCACCCGTGAGTAGTTTCGCTGCGAGTGTTGAACCGAAGCCGCCCGGAATCAGTACGCCGGCCGCAGAGGTGATTGCGGTCACGCCGGCAGACTCCAAAGCCGTCGTTTGATCAACTCCCTGATCGGTCAAGTCATGATACGTGCTTGAGCCTTCGACGCCGCCCGTCAAGGCTGCAGCGCCGGGTATCCCTCCCGTAAGGCCGCCCACAGTGGCGAGATACGCGCCTTCGCCCAAGCCATGCACGATTCGCACCGCAGTTCCCGTCGTCGCGGGATTTGGCGTCATGGCCTGCACGCGCGCCTTGGCATCCGCGCTGATCGCATCGGCGAGCGGATTTAAACCCTCGCTCTCACTTTGCTGACCGGCGGATGTGGCGATCAGTCCACCCGACTCATCAGTGGCGTAGTTGAAGCCCTCGGACTGATGCAACAGGTCGCCTACGACCCTTTCGCTCTTGGCCGCGCCAGAGCCGGCTGCTTCGAGCACGCGATAGGCTGGCCCCAGATACGCCGTGTCTTGGTTGAACCCCATTCCTGTGAAGAAGCCGGGCTTGCCGGGTCCGTGCCAAGGATCTGACATGGGTCCCGAATAGAGCGAATCGGATGCCGATCGCTCTTCGAGCGGAAATGGCGTGCTCAATTGGGCACTCGAATCGTCCCAAGCGCGCCGGTGAAGCCAGGCGCGGCGAGGTCCATGATGAGGTGCGTTCGATCGCCGCCGCGGTTGATCACGCTGTGCAGGACCTGATGGTTAAACCACCACAGCTCTCCTACGCCCATGTTGACCATTTCCTCTCCGCAGCGAAAGCGACAGTGAGGATTCGAGTCGAGTACTAAGTGGAAGCGCGCGAAATACCTTGCATACGCACCCTCATCGACGTGCGGTTTTATTGAGCCGCCGGCGTTTAAACGCACGAGCATGATGCGACCTATCTCTCGAGCCTTTAGGAAACCGACGATGCCACGAATCAGTTCGACGGTTGCCGGCAGGTTGTCGTTGACGCCAAAGTTGACGCACTCCAAGTTATCGAAGATGCCTTCGATTGAATCCGGTCCACGCATCACAATGGTCTCGGTGTCGACGTGCGCCGACCCCTCATACTGCTGACGGATCTGCATGATCTTCCATAAATCTGGCTGCTTCGCTATCTCAGCGACCGCAGCAGCCACATCGACCGCGGTCATGAGTCGGTGAAAATTCGGATGCTGTTCACTCATTGCGCGGGCCTCGGTTGATCCGCCGCGCTCGAGGGGGCGAACTGCTTGCGCAGATCAATGGTGAGCGGCCCTTTACCATCGGGCCGTGTCATAGGTATCGGACCATCCATGATGGTGTAACGTCCGGAGCCCACGCTCCCGCCTGAATCTCCTGCGCTGATATCGCCCTCGCGCAATCGGTAGCCTTGGATGCGATCGGCCCAATCATCGCCACCCCCTGACGCTTTGACGACCGCCGCTATGGCCTTATTCACGTATCCCTTGAATTTGGTCGGGTCCATCCCGTCTGGCACTTTGACTTGGGCACCATTGAAATCGAGGGTGTTGCCGAGCGCGATCTTGAGCGCTTGCTTCTCGATCGTGTGGTTCGGGTCGCCTTTAAGATCCCCGGCTCCGGCGCGCAAGCCCGCGTCTGCCGCCTTGAACGCGGCAAAGTAAGCCTCTCCCAACTGCGGCCGATCGCGAAATAAATCGTGGGCCTCTCGCATGAACTGATCGCGCAGCCCGGGATTGTTATTCGTGCCATCGGGTGGCATCGGAACCGTGCTCTTAAGTTCGCCCTTTTCTTGTTGTCCCGTGGTGGCCTTATTGGGATTGAGCAGCGAATCGCCCGACAGCATCAAAGACGCATCCTTGATTGTCGCCGCGTATTTCTGATCGAACCACATCGGCGTCGATGCGGGCGCACTGTTGCCCACCATCGAGCCTGCGATCGCGGTCACGGGCGAGTGCGGCGCGATCTGATGCATGGAGTTCTGGTAAGCCTGGTCATCGTTCATCGCGCCCCGCAGGCTTACGAGCATCTGGGCGCGCTGTGAGGGCGCCGCACTGTCGAGCTGCGCTGAGAGTTGCGTCGCCTCCTGCGGCAGGAGCACTGAGGGCGTGATCGTGGGACCGTACTGCGTCCGCAGTGCCTTTAACGTCGCCATGCGATCTTGGATCTGTGCTTGAAACTGCGCTTTGGGATCCGGTGCTTCGGTACCGGTGTGTGCAGCACCTACCGAGCCCAGCGCTGCGGCGATTGGGGAGGCAGGGTTCAAGGCACTCATGTCCAGGGGTTGCACCTCGGTGCCGTTGCGATTCGCCCCGAAGAGAAGCGGCGCCTTCTGCATCAGATTGACGTTTTGATTGACCGCCGTCTGAAGGCGGTTGAGATTCGCCCTATCGCGCAAGGTTCCACCTTGCTGGTCCAGCGCTTGAGCGCGCTGCTGCACGTAGGCGAGCTGCTGATCGATGGGTTGGTGCAGCACCTGTTGCACATGCTGCTCATCTTTCAGACGCTGTTTAAAGTCGTCCGCGAACGAGGTGTCCTGCGTCACGCGCTGGGCCGTATCCCACATATCAGCCGACAGCGGCACGCCGCTCGAGATCTGCTCATCGATGCGCCCGATCATCGATTGCGCTTTCGCCTCGCGCTTATCGGCCTCGTGATCCATGCGGTTCTGCAGGATCGATTGATCGTTCAAGACCGTGCGCAGCACCATGTTGCGTTTCTCGGTATCGAGCTTGCCGGCGTAGGCGCCGTCGGCATCGGTCAAGTCGTGCTGCAGCTCCTGCAGGTCCGGCATACTGTCCTTCGCTTCCATCGAGCGCTGCGTCGCTTGATTGAGCCAATTGCGGTCCTTGAAATTTTGGATCGCCTTGTCGACCACTGGCGATGGGATCCCCGCGGCGAGCGCCTGCGGTCGATAGGCATCGATTTGAGAGTTGATCGACTCGATGTCGGCCTGCGGCATGCCGGCGAGCTTGCCGAGCGAGTTCAGTGTCGTATCGAAGTTATCGACGAAAGCCTGTTTCTTGCCAGTGTTCGCGATGCCCTGCACGGCGACCGCGCCGCCCAATGCGTTGCGCTTCATGCCGCGCTCGAGCAGCTCCTGGCCCATCGGGTCCAAACCCTGGATCTGCGGCGTTTGCTGTTTGCTATTCCAGTCATCGAAGGCCTTCGGTGCCTGATCCCAAGGCAGCTGTCCGGAGGCGACCTGCTCGCGGATCGCCTCGGTCTGCGTCTTCACCGCAAGCTCATGATCGATGAGCGAGGTCGAAGCCTGCGAGCGGGCGAAGTTCACATCCTGCTGATGCGCCTGGTCGCCAGCGCGCTCGAGCGTTTGCCCAAATCCTGCGATCGCCTCATCGACGCCGCGCGCAGACTCATCGATGAACGGACGGCGATAGGATGGGTTCGGGACCGGCGTGGGCCCGAGCGCGGTGTAATCCGGGATCTGCGCCATGTGCGTTTAAGCCGTTGCGCCGTATTTATCGTAGAAGCTCGAGCCGCCCGAGAGCACGCTCGACATGCCGGAGATCCAACCGGATTTCACCGCATTCCTGCCTTCGGTGCGCATGCCGGTAGCGCGATAGTCAAGTTCATTGGCGCGGTCCTGGCCCTGATACAGCGAGGTGAGTGCGCGATATTCGCCTTCACCGCGAATGCCTCCCACGGTCGCGATAGCGCTTGTTCCCGTGGTCGTAAGGCCCGCCCCCGCGATCGACGCCCGAGCATTCGAGGCAACATAGGTCGCGCGCCGTCGGTCTTGAATCGCGCCTTGGATACCGGAGGCGACCGACTGGCCGGCCTCCTGCTCGAGCTGCGCAGCTCCGGCGTCGAGCGCGCCCTTTTGCGCGTACCCGGACGAGACTTTGCCATAGGCGCTGATCGCCGTCCCAGCAAGAGAGATGGCAGCTGTTGCGCCCATGTGTGCTTCTACCTTTGGTCGAGCCGTTTGGCCCAGAGAGTGTCGACGAGCGCGTAGCCGTTACGCTTCAAGATCGAGTCCATCGGAAAGGCGGCTTTGGTGTGGTGATACACCACCTGCACGCCTTCCGCGGCGAGAGACTGATCGCTGTACGCAATCAAACGGCTGCCTGCGAAAATGCCGCGCCGCTCAGGGGAGATGAAGATCACATCTTGGACCGCCTGGATCGAGCCCATGTAGTGCGGGTTCCTGTTCACAATGTGCCCGACGTAGCCGACGAGCTCCCCATCCACGCGCGCACTGAAGCAGCGCAGCTTCCCGAGTTCATCCGCCTTCTCGTACATGGGCCAGTCGATGTCCAGCGCAATGTCCTTAAAATGGGCGATCTCGTGGTAGTGGCGCTCGAGCAGCTCCTCGAGGCGGCCGCCATCGCGGATGGCACTTAAAGTCTCGCGCGCGAATTGCGGCGCGCTGCGAGAATAAGTGTCAGCCACTGGTGGTCATCTCCGTGGTGAAGGCCAGACAGGTGCAGGGCCGCGGTGACGCGGCCTGCAGGCACACGCGCGAATCGGTCGACCAGATATCGTTGAAGGCGCCCATCTGTTGATCGTAGTCAACGAGGATCGCATTGAGGTCGGGCATGCCATTCGCGAGTACCGGCAAGTCCGATTGCGGCAAGTCATCCAGGTGCTGAAAATCATTGCCGATCTTGATGCCCTGCGCGTGAGTGTTCTGCAGGATCAAGCCCAGCGCATTGATGCGCTTCGGCTGATTGAGGGGCGTGCCGAGGGCGGCCGCGAAACTCTGCTTCATCGACTTCCACTGCGCGGTGTAGGGAAGTCCGACGATCGCATTGGTGATCGGGAAGGCCTCGCCGCCCTGATTGATGCCGCCGATGGACCCGGTCGCATCGACGACATAGAGCCCTAAGTCAAGGCCCACGGTGTTGCCAGCTGCGTCGACATACGGGTCCACCGTGTTCCAACCCCAGAGGCACACCGTCTCCCCGATGAGCCAGCTAAGCTCGCCCGTAATCGCGGTGACGGGCGTCGCACCGTTATTCCACGCGAGGTGCGCATCCGAGACCTTGGCGATCGGCGTGCCCACGCATTCACCTTCCATTGCCCATTTCTCATGGAACCGCACCGTCTGCCCGTTGATCACGCGACGCACGGTGTAATAAACCTGATCCTCCGCCTGGCCCGACCCCGGTAGCACCGTGACATCCTCGACGAACCCGGCGCCGCCCCGGCTGCTCGCCGGCGTGATGCCAAGCCAGCAGGTGACGTTCTCGGTGGTGTCGTACACCATGACGCCGGCGCTGCCATCCTTGCGCACGCAGTGAATGCGGGTATCAGGCTTGCGCTGGATCGCGATCTGCACGATGCCGGCGCTGTTGAAGTCCGGGACCAGCAGGGTGAGCTCGGTCGATTTGTAGCTGTAGGTGTAGACATCCAAGTCGAGCGTGAAGAGGCGCTGGCCAGTGACCTGCACGAACACGGCCGAGCGATCCATCTGCACCACATTCACATTTGCCGAGCCTTGCGTGGATCCGGTCATGACGTTGAAATTGGTCGGAGTTACGGGATCGCCAAGGTAAGTCGAGCGGACCGAGGTCTCCTGGGAGGCGGTCCCGACAACGAGCTGCTGCAGGCCGATCGCCCAATAGATGTTATCGACCGGGCCTGAATCGAGCTGCCCGATGATGGGCGCCGAGCCTCCGATTATCGTGTCATCGAAATTGTTAAAGTCATCCGACACCGAGCCGAAGACCCCGGTGCCGAACCACCACAAACGGCCGCCCCACAGCATCGGCGTGGCAGGATAGCCGCGAAATTGCGACCAGGATTCCTCGGACCAGTTAGACGTCGCAGCCGTTCCCCCTAAGTCCTCGAGCACAGCCGCATTCACGAGCAAGTTGCTGGTGTAGCCGGTGATGCGCGCGATGCCGGTGATGCTCCCTTGAGGGATCGAAAGCGACACCAGCGTGGCACCAGAGGTGTAGTTTCCGGTCTCGAACCCTAAGCGGTAGTAGATGCTGTCGTTATTGTTGCCGTCGTTGAACGTGGCAACGAATGCCATATTCCAAGTTTGTCCAGCGACATCGATCCAGGGACCTGCATTCGTGCCCACCGAATACTGCAGCTGCACGACGCCGACGAAACCGCCGCCAATGCTGATGTTGATGGTCCGCTGCGCGCCGACGCCAGTGACCAAGATCGAGTTCGTGAATGTGTTGGCCGCGGCCAAGATGCTTTGCACCAGTTGACCCGCGGAGATGATGCGAAAAAGCGCGCCAACCTGTCCAGGCTTGAAAAGCGGCTTATTCGCGGTGAGCGTGATATTGCCGGTGATCGCACTCGGTGCGATGGTGACATTCGTCACATTGATGGGACGAAACGGCCCGGCCGTGCAGGTTTGCGTGTAGTCGACGATCGACCAGGAATCAACCGCGCGCCGCTCGATCTGCTGCTGCGGGTAGCCGTTGGCGCCAACGAACATGACATCCCCCGACTGAGTCCAGCGCAGCCTGTAGAGATCCGTCGTCTGCCAGGGAGTCGGCAGCGTCAAAATCCCAGCAGGCTCGATGTTGCAGGACGCGAGGATCGAGGCGGATTGCCCTGCGTTCTCGAAGCGCACCCAGAAGTTCGGGCCGCCAGGCAGGAGCGCCAAGGAATGCGTGCCGGTAAAAAGGGTGGTCTCGTTAATGAGCAAGTCATCGCCTTGGGATGTGCCGCAGCGAAACGTGATGGGGCCCGTGGCAACGACGATACGCAGTGCGTGGCGCGTGAGCTCAGAGCCAAGCGCCACACTGATCTCTTGATCGATGATTGCATTATTGCTGCCCGTGCCGACGAGTGATGCCTGCCCGTTGGCCACCCAGCTCGCGACAGCCCCCGCTTCGCTACTGTCGGTCCAGCCGGCGAGACTTCCTATGAACGAGCCGTTCGTTACCGCCGTTGCGACAAAACTGCGCGTGATCAGATTATCGTTGACCCAAACTCGTGAGAGGCCTTGCGTGACCTCGATGCGCGCGGTGTCGGTCGCCCCGAAAATAAAGGGGATCGTCTTCGCCTGATTGTTGCCGGCGGTGTTGCCGGTATAGGCCCAGCCCGGGCGCAGCATCATCGATCCTAAGACCCGCGCCATCCAGTTGTTCATGCTCTGCGCCGCCATGCGATAGCGCGCAAGATCCAGGCGCGCCAGCCCAAGCGTGGAGAGCACGCCGCGGTTAAAGGCGAGCGTGGCGGAGGTTTCTTTAGGCATTTACCTATCCGTAGAAGCTGTACGGATTCCCGCGCTCAAGACTCTGGCGGCGACCATGGCGTGCCTGGCGCCACATCCCGGGCGGCAACATCGCGGTGGCCTCGTTCATGGCGTCAGTCGACTTGGCTTTCTTGAGGAACATGTCGCGCCGCTTCTCGACGTCCAGGCGCTTCTTCTCATCGCTGGTGACGCGAATGCAGATTGCCTCCGCGAAATAGAGTTCCACGTAGCGCTGGAAATTATCCGGCCACATCCCCATGTTCATGCCCCAGCCAGCGTCATCCGAGACGTACTTGACGAAAAGCACCTGCAGGTCGCAGTAGAAATGGCTGCCCTCATCCGTGTATTGCAGGAGCGGGGTGGAAAAGTACGGATCGGTACATACCATCATCCAACGCACCCAGTCGGGTGGAAGCTCGAACGCGCACTGATAGCCAAAAGGCGGCGCGATGGCCGGATCGAAATTCCATTGCACGCCGCGGCCGGCGAAGTTCCACAGACCCATCGAGAGGCAGCTGCGTACGCCGCCGCGATTCCAGATGTCATCGAGCGCACGGCGCGATTCGCGGTTCTCGGTCGAAAAGGTTGCGCCCAGGCTTTCCGGCTGCAGCACGCGCTCGCCGATCGCGGTACAGGCGCCATTGTAAATCGAGAGCTGCGTCGCCCTCGCCCCGCTCGTGGGAGGGCCGCCAAACCCAGAGGAGCCAAAGGCAAAACCGCTCGGTGTACTCATGGTAATACCCTCACGTTGTTCAATGCGATGTCCATGCGGTGCCGTTGCAATAGACCGGAACACTCACCGCGCCGCTGCCGGTGAGAGTGGCGTTATAGGTCGGGGACGTCGCATCCGAGACCGCGTAAAGCGCACCCTTATTGCCCGCGGCGCAAGCGGGAAGGGAGGCGACCGTGGTCACAGGCAGTTGCAGCAGGGCACTGGCTGTGATCTTGGATGCGACGATGGTGAGAGTTCCGTCGCTCGCTCCAGTGCCACCGGATACCGTGAGCGATGCATCACCGCCTGCGTGACCGCTCGAATGCAACACCAGCGGAGATGACGCGGCGGACGTCAAGTTGCCGATATCGGTTTGACCGGCGAAGTTCACATTGAAATTGAGCGAGCGGATGAAGTTGCCGCCGGTCATGATGGCAGTGTCTTGAAACACATTGCCCGTGGTTTGGGTGCTTAGGAAACCGCCTGAAGGATCGGGACCGCCTTCAGCGCTCCCCAGTACGTGATATCCATATGTCCACCCACCTGAACCGCCGCCGCCGCGCGCGATGAAGGCGCTGTTCGCTCTGGCGGTAGCGAGATTGACCGAGTCGTAGCCCCACGAGAGATTCGTGCTCGCGGTCGGAGAGTTATCTATCGTTCCCAGTTCGATGCCCGCCGAGGCAGTCGCTTGACTGGAGGACGTTAGAATCGCGTTGATGTTCATCCCCCATATCTTTATGTTGGGATTGACGATGACGTTAGGGCCGGACGGAGTTTGGCCAGCTGCGGTATTGCCCTGCTGAAACCATCCGGACACCGTGAGCGAGGTGCCGTTCAGTGCCCATCCGGTAATCGTGCCGGTGTAGAACGTCGCATCTGACGTATTGACCAGCATCCCCACTTTAAATTTGGCGAGCTGTGGGCTCGTGAAGGGAGTCGTCGGCACAAAGGTTGTGGTGGTGAAGGTGCCTGGTACATTGGCCACGGCCGGCGGCGCGGTGATGTCCATATAGCAGCCGACCATATCCCGCCCGGAGTAGGTCGCTACGGCTGACGGTGTGCCGAATGTACCCATGACTTGCGGGATGTGTGTCGAGTTCGTGACTTGAGAGCAGCCAATCGCATTGGCACCGAACCCAAAGGTGAAGGGATTCGTGCCAATCAGCTGCGCGACGGTAACTGGCCCGCTAAAGACCGGCGAGGCAGTTGTGGGGATATTGATTCCATTGAGTGTCGCTGTGCCGCTGAACGCGGGCGAAGCGGTGGTCGGCACGCTCACCCCGTTCAGCGTCATCACGCCTGTGAAGCCGGGATTGGCGACATCGGCCTTACTTTGCCATGCAGCTGTCCACTGCCCCGTGCTCCAAACCTGTCCTTGAGTGATGGTGCCGCCGTTCGGCACCGACTGGGCGAACGCCACCGCGCCGATGAGGGTACAGAGCGCCGCCAATAGTATTTTCATGCGGCGATACTCTTGGCGTAGCTCGAGAGCCACGAATAGGCGTCCCCCTCGGCATTGTGCTTGTCGCTTAAGACCTTGCCATCAACGTCTCGAACGATGCGCCACTTCGAGAAAATGCCCCCGTAGTTCACCGTGTGCCCGGGCAAGAACACGATCTTGTGAGCCTGCAGGCCGCCTAACTTCGTGATGAAGCGCTTGCCATCTTCGGTCGTCTTGAACACGACGCGCGCCCAGTTAACGCCGGCATCGACGACGATGAGTTCACCCTGCCACTTCAGATCCTCCGCGGTCACGGTGAGTTCGACATTGCCCTGCAGCTTCGCCGCCTGAAAAGTCGCCGCAAGATGCGACCAGTAGGCGACCGGCAAAATGTCATCCGGTTCGACACCGCTCTGCACGGTGACATCGAATTTTGCGGTGTTGTGCTCGGACTGCTTCATCCGATCCACCGTGATCTGCGGCACGAGACGCGCCGCCTTCTCGTCCTCTGCCGCGCGCGGTGCTGCTGCTTGCGGCTGCTGTTTGGCTTCGCTCATTGTTATCTCCGTTCGATAGGTTGCAAAAAAAAGGGCCGGCGGTATGAGCGCCAGCCCCAGCACTTGAAAAATGCTCGAAGTCGACTTACTGGGTCGTGACGTGCACGCCGCTCGTGGTGCCACCGATTGCGGTCACGGCACCCATGGTCGTGAGATACGCGTGCGGTGTCGTTGAGTCGACGATGTAGATCAGGTCCCCCGGCAGCATGCCGAGCGCCTGTGCGTTGGTGAAGTAGTTCGCCCCTTCGACCGTGGCGATCACATCCGGACTGTTGTACATCCAGAATTGACCGCCGGAATTGCCGGTCTCGCTGCGGCCGAAATTGACCAGCGGCCCGGTCGATTGCTTGATCGGCGGGTTGGTTACTGCGTAAGCCATTGTCTGATTCTCCTCTAGGACCTACGGGCCGTTTTTAAGAAATCTGCGACGCGTCGTGGTTGATGACGACGATGCCCGAATTCTGCAGCACCTTCGTCCCGATGTTGGCCGACGCGCGAGCCCATGAGTAGGCCTGCTCCTCGTCATAGCCCACCGGGGTTTCGAGTCCCGCCGAGTCGAACGCATTGCCGATCGCGCTCTTGTGAAACGCGAAGCACTGTTCGGCATTCGTGCCGACACCCGGGATCGCCGGATGCACGATCCACATCGCGCCGTTCCACCAGTACATCTGCGGCTTATCCCGCCACGCCGCATCGGCACCGTCAGTCGGGGGCTTGTTGACGTAGAGCCGGTTTGCGAACTCCGGAATCTGCATCAGGTACCCTTCAAAGCCGGAGCTGATCACGAACGTGATGTTGCCGTCCCACGGCACCTGCGCATTGCCAAGCTTGGTCTTGGCGCGGGTGACGAGCATCAGACTGGCGGTCTGCGCGGCGCCGGTGTTCACCGTGGCGGTCTGCAGTGCGCCGAAAATATCGGTGTCGATCTTTCGATTGATCACCGCCATCGTGGTTTCCTGCATGATCGCGCGCTGGTTGCCTTGGGACGCGAAGACGTTGAACTGAGTCTTGCGCACCAGGTCGTGCCATTCGTTCAAGGTGCAGCTGTTCTGCTGCAGGTTATCCGCCCGCGCCGGGATCAAGCCATTGATGCCGCGGGTGGTGGCGGTTGCACCGCCGGAACCGGCGACCAGGAATACGGCCGTGTTGCCTTTGATGACCGCCTCGGTCGTGCAGCTGGTGCGCAGCAGCGACTGGCGCTGTTCGAACTGCTTGACGAATTCCTGGCGGTATTGAGTTTGAAACGCAGAGTCGCTCATGACGACGATACCTCGTGAAAGAAGTGGGGACCGTGAGGTGCCTGGCTTCCGGGGTATCTGTCGCGCTCATCGAGCGGGGTGGCCTTATGGCGCCGCTCATTAAGCGTTCGAGTGCCGATCGTCGTGGCGTTCTTGCCCTGGGCGCCGCGAACGCGGGGTGACCCAGTCGCGCCAACCTTAATCTGGGCGCCGGCGAGCGTCAAGAGCGACTTCGAGTAATGCATCACAAATGTCAACGCAACGGATGCGCGTTCAGCACTGCCTGTGCGCGCTTGGCTTCCTTGCCGCCCTTCTTGACCGCCTCCTCGAGTTTCGCATGCAGGATCTTCTCGTCCATCCAGTGTTTTCAACCCATGGGCTTCTTTAAGCTTTTGACTTCGCGGCCGTCGGCTTCACGGGTTCCTTATCCGCTGCGGTACGCGGTGGCCAGAACCAGCCGACGGCGCTCTCATCATCCGCTTTGACCTCAGCCATCGATTCGGCGGTGTGCGTCATGTGATCGCCCGTGAATATCTGCACATCGATCGAGCCATCCTCGCGCACCGCGGTGACGATGCCCGGGGCGGTACCGTGGTGTTCACGGCGCGTGATCACGATGCGGCCCATGCTCGGCAGCTGTTTGGGCTGCGATGCGGCCTGCCCTGCTTCCTGTTTCGTATCGGTGGGCGTTCCGAGGCCTGATGTGGGACTTTCGCCGGGCGCAGGGGCGCTCGCAACTTCTTGATTAGGATCGGTCATCGTCATCTCCTTCAGTTGATCAGTGTGGGAAAAAAGTGGGGAATCTTAAGCGGCGGTGCGCTTCTTCATGGCCTCGCGCGCATCGATGAGCGCGCGGTACTCGGTCTGGACCTTAGGATCGGCGTAGTACTTCCGGTAGCTCTCGCTGCCTTTCTGCGCGCCCATCCAGCCCTCGATCTCGCCGATGCGCGCATCGACGCCTTTCTGATCGAGCGAGCCGCCATCACCGCCAACCGGGACGGAGTAGGGATTGACGGTGCGCGCGAGCTGCGCAAGCCAGCGCACCACTTCCGGCGTACCGACGAGCGCATTGCCATCCGGGGTGCGCGCCTGCAGGAATGCTTCCCGCACATCCGCGGGCGCGCCGTTGAGCATGCCGTGAATGTTGTTGATCTCGGCGCGGTAGTTATTGCCCCAATCCGCGCGCAGCGCATCCTCGGTCTTGGTGCGCAGCTGGCCATCCGCCTCGACGCGAGCCTCGACCTGTCGATCCTGCTCGGCCTGGCGCACGGCGATGAGCTCGGAGGCCTGCGTCGGCGTCAAGTTCAGTTTGTGAAGCGCCGTCAAGTACGGCGTGATGATCGCCTTATCATCATCGGTGAGCGTTTCCGCCACGTCCTTTGGCAACGCCTCGAGGTACGCCTCGGCCTTCTCCGGAATACCGTTGTCCTTGCGGAACGCCGTGATCTGCTCAGGGGTCGCATCCTTTGGGAGTACGGTCTTCGCAACCGTGGATAATTCGGCAATCCGCTGATCCGCAGCGTACGCAGAATCAAGCGCCGTCTTGATATCGGTGCGCCGTTCGGCCCATGCCTTTTTCTTATCATCGGCCCCGGCCCAGCTGCTGCGCCAATGATCGGCATCGTAGTTCGCCGAGGGGGTAGGTGCGGGTGCCGGCGCATCCGTCGGCGCCGGTGCTGCCGCGGGAGCGGGTGTCGCGCTGGGACTTGGGGCTGGCGCCGGTGTTGCCGACGGGGAAGGCGCCCCCGATGGCGACGGTGTCGGAGCGGGACTCGGCGCCGGACCAGGCGCGGGTGCTGGCGCAGGTGCGGGCGAAGGCGCTGCACTCGGGCTGGGTGCAGGAGCCGCTGCAGGGGCGGGTGCTGGTGTGGGAGCTGCTTGTGGCATGTTCTATTGTTCCTTCGGAGTCTCGCCCTGTTCTGTTGTCTTGCCGCGCAACCGGGCGATGTTGAGCTGCGCAAACTTCACCATCTGTAATCCAACGAAGCGTTTGCCTTCGGCGAACGCGGTGTCGCGATCACTCGTCGGCCGATACGAGAGGTCATACGTGCCGCACACCTGATGCACGATGAAGTTCATCGCGCGCCGTTGCTGCTCCTCGCTCGCGCGCCCCGTCATGACGGCCTGCACCGAATAGGCATCCTCCGGCTCCCACTCGGCCGGCTTCCAAGGTTCTGCGCGCGGCACATTCGGGATGCGGCCGCGGGCAGTACGCTGCTGCGTCGGCGGCTTCATGCGGCGGGTGGCTTGGAGGAGGAAAAATCCTCATCGACGCCGGAACCTGCTGTCATGACATCCAGCCCGCGATGTAGCCATCCGGTTGCCTCGAGTGCCGAGGTGCGCTCCCCGAATCCGCGCACGCACACGAAACCATCCGCATAGCCGACAACAACGATCGCGGTACGCAGTTCACCGGACCGGCGTTCGTATTCGGCCGCCATCTCGCGCAATTTTGCCGGTACATCGAGGAGTGAGACACGCTTGATCTCGTGAAGACTCATCCGATACCGCCCGCCGGTGCGCCCTGGAAGCTCTTAACCGCCGCGCCCATGGACTGCGCAGCGTTTCCGGCATTTTGAATCTGCTGCGTGCGCAACGCCTGATTCTGTTGCTGCTGCTTCGCTTGCGCGATCTGGGCCACTTCCTCAGGATCCCTAAGCCACGTCGCCGGCACGCCCACTCCGGTGAGTGCATCGCGCAAGGCATCCGAGGCATTAAGCTCAGCTCCGACATTCGGATCGAGCTGTACCGCGGCGCCGATGAGCTGCGCGGCCTGCAGCAGCAGCGCGCCCTTCTTGCGCTCGGTCGCCTGGTGCAGCGGGGACTCAAACCGAAACTTCACGTTCTGGCCGCGCACCGATTGCGGGATGTCGCGATAGCTGCCAAAGGCATTCTGGTTGAACAACGCCTCGAACGTATCCTCGCACAGCGCCGCGTTGTACTCGGTCTCAACGGGCTCAAAGAGCGGCAGCGCCGAGCGGATCCACTCCTGGATGCGTTGTCCGGTTTCATACGCGGTCATGTCGCGATCGGGCGCCGGCAGCGCGAGCTTGTTGAGGTAGAAGGCCTCCGACAGTTTCTCGCGCGCATCTTTCAGCATTTCCATGCCGGCGGGCAGTCCCCCGGTTGAGAGCTGGATCGGGCGCAGTGCTTCGCCCAAGCGCTCATCGTATTCGGCATCGACCCAGGTGATGCCGCCGGAATACAGCGCGACGTCCGAACGAATCGCTTCCTGCGTCGCGATCAACGGCGGCCGCACACTGTTCTCGCCCGCCTCCATCAAGGTGAGCGTCATCGCTTGAAGCAAGCGCGCATCGGGAAGCCCGGCCACGGCCGCCGGCGAGTAGGCCCACTGGGAACCTGACACCGTCTCCCAACGCGGGATGGTGTAGATGCGCGAGAAGCTGGCCGATTCCTCGAGCACTGCGCCGTTCTCCAAGTCGACGTAGATCTGCACCCACGGTGTGCGGTACTTGAGCGGCTTATCCTGACCCGGACCTGCGACGCGATCGTAATCCTCGCCCGGGATTACGGCGTGCATGCAGCGCACCTCGCGATGCGGCTCGGTCTTGACCCAATTGTCGATCGCCTTCGGGTAGGTCTTCGGAAAGCGCTTGATGAGCTCCGCGCCGCTCGGATTCCACCAGCGATACACCTCACCGATCGAGCCGTCGTATTTTTCGGCCCACACCGTATCTTTCAGATGCCATGACCGGTACAGGAGGCGCAGCTCCTTCATGTCGGTCTCGCGCGTGATCACGGCGTTGCCGAACGTGGCGAAATCCCCGTCGGCTTCCTTGGTGGCGCGCGCGAACTGAGCCTTGTTGTCGTACATCGCAGCGCGCTGCACCTTGGTTGCCCACTCGAGCCACGCCCGTCCACGCCGATCGAGGCGCTCCTCCCGATCGATAGTCATCTCGAACCAGTCCTGATCGCGCGGCCGCAGCATCGCGGAGAACGTGTTCTTCAATTCCCTGGCGACGATCAATGGGTAGCTCGTTAGCTGGATATCCATGAACTGCTCGGACAGGTAGAACTGCCGGGTGAACTGTGCGCGCAGCGGGTGAAACTGTTCGGCGAGCTCCTGCCAGAACGGCAGCAGCGCCATGCGCTTGCCGCGCAGCGAGTCGGCGCGGCGCTCTAGCGTATCGACGGGTTCTGCCATGTCAGGGCCCGAGCTTATCGCCCGTCGTATTCGCGGCGCCGGTGTTGGTGAGCACGGTCGAGGTGCGACCGTAGCGAAGCGCAGCGTCTTTCGATTCCTGCAGCGTCTGCGCCTGGGTGAGTGTCGCCTGATCTGGCATCACGGGCGGTGGCCCAGGCGCGAGCGGCGAATTGATCCCGATCGAGCCTTTCACGTCGGAGCCTTTCCACGGATTCTTGCCCGTGATTGCCATACCGCCGCCGATGACAAGTGCGCCGACTGCTGCCATACCCATGAGAGGTGCCTCCTATTTACCCAGAATCGAGGTGGGCGCGACGAGCGCGGCGTGATTCGGTACGCCCTTCTTCGTGCGCTTCATCGAACGCCCGCGCTGATGCGGGTTCAACTTCGCGAGTGCGCCGGGCGCTAAATCCTGAAGCGGGGTATCGGGATGCAGCGGCATGCCGGCGGACACGTTATGTTTTGCCATGGCGCTTACCTCTTGCCCGGTCGATGACGGGGACCTAAATCAATCTTGAAACCACCGCCAGGTCCTGCGCGATGTCCACGTTGGGGGATGTACTGCTCGCGCCCGAATTGCCCGGGCCCAGCCATCGGAGCTAAACCTCGAAGCCCAGCGCTCCAGGCGAGCACCACCGCATCGCCTTTGTCGGGCGAATGACCCAAGAGCTTCACGACCTCGTCCTTCTCGAGGACCTTGATGCCGCGAGCGACCACCTCGTAGGTGAGCACGGTCAGATCGCTTACGAGCTCTGGGTCCGGCGGCAACGCGATGGGCGAGCCGCCTAACTGATCCGGATCCAGGGCTTCGCGAAACAGCCAGTACACTTCCGAGCGCTTGTTGACGAAGGCGAGCTTTTTATCTCGCGTACGCTTCATCGATTTGTTGGCGCCCTTGTGCACCTGCACCGGGATCTCGTTCTCAACCAGGGTCGTGTACGTGCCGCCGCCGTAGCCGCCGCCCATGTCGAGCACGATGTCGGCCGAGTCGCGTCGAGCTGCGACCACGTGCCCCGCGCCTTGGGATCCGAGTTTGACCTCGATGCCAGGAATGCATTTCAACGGCGCATACCAGCCATCATTGCGGGTCGCGATCGTGAAGCGATCTTTGCCGCCCTCCGCCGGATCCACGCCCAGCGCACACATCGGCACGCCTTGCGGCGGCTGCGCTGTCCAACGCTTTTGCGCCTCCAGCACCCAGCCGGTCGGGACCACTTGGAAGGGGTGATCTTTCAGTGCCTTGTCGAACCGGCCGCCCCGATACGCATCGCGCAGCTCCTTGGGCAACTGCGCGAGCGTCGCATCGTACTCATCGCGATCCAGGTCCGGATTATCCTCAAGCCGCGCGCGAATGAAGGTGCGGCTCTTGGCGTAGGTTTCCTTCCCATCCACCACGTAAGGCCCGGGTCCATCGACGTCGATCTCGGTGTCATCGTCCTGGCGCAGATACCAGCGCAGCTCGCCGTCCTTGGCCGGGTTTGGATGACGCGGGTCGAGCCACGCACTCCACCGCTTAATGACCCACAGGCCTTTCGCTCTGGTCGGCGGATTCCCGGTGCAGACGATGCGGGAGCGCTGCCCGGGGTAGGTCGAGCGGTTCCACCCGGTGACGAACAGGTACTGGCTCTCCGTGAAATCAGGGATCTCATCGAAGCCGTAGAAGTCGCGCGCCTTGCCCTTGTGGTGCTCTTTGTCCTTCTCGTTAGGTAACCCAAAGAAATTGAAGCGCTGCTCACCGCTGCGCCAAGTCGCCTGCTGATCGTTCCAGCCACTCGTCGAGCCCACGATCTCGCACAGTCGAGTCCCTAAGGCCCGGGCATCATCCTTGAACTCGCGAAAGATGCTCGCCTGCCTGTGATCGTTGAGCGCAAGTCCCAACACCAGATCCGACTTGCCCCCGCCGGCCTCGCCGCCGTAGTACAGCTCATCCGCTTCGGAGTAGTACGCTTCCGTCTGCGGTCCTGGGTTTGGAACCCAGCGCAGGTGCGCGGTGGCATCGAGCGCCTCCTCCTCGAGCTTCGCGCGCGCCGCCGGCGGCAGCCCCTCAAGTGCCTGCAGGATCTGCTCGAGCTGCTGCATGGATTTCAGCGGTTCTTGCGCTTCTAAGCTTTGGCGAGCGCGTTCTTTTTGCGGCGCTTATCGACACGACGCGCGAACGCCACGCTCTCCATCGTGACGTCGCGTTGCTGAATCTTCTCGTGGAGCGCGACGCGGTCAGAGACCCGCGCCGGCTGCAAGGCAGGACTCATCAGATGCGATTCATCGAAGCCATGAGGTAGTCGGCCACGATGTTCTTGGAAGCGGCGATGCGATCAAACGCTGCAACCACCGGTGCCAAGGCCACCGTCGGGGTCACGGCATTCGCCATGGTGGCGCCGACCTGGATGCCGTTGCGGAAGAAGGTCGCGTTGCCAAGCTGATCGACGCTAATCGCCAGCTGATCATAGGTGTTGGCTACCGGCAAGAACCCGCTGTTCTGACCTGCCGCTAGGGCTCCGGCCTTGTTGCCAATCATCCACCAGCCCGGGGTCGTCATGGTGGTGTCGTACAGGAACCCCACCGCATCGGCCGCGTTGCCGGTAAAGCCGTTGCCGCCGCCCGCGCCTTGGATCGGCATCTGCAGCGCCGCGACTTGATTGGTAAAGCCTGCGAAGAGCGTGAGGCCCGTGATCAACGATGTCTGTACACGCACATTGAACTCGAGGTTGTTGCTGGAGGCTGCGGCCCCTGCGCCTTGGGCTTTGAGGTTCAGGTGCGAGGTGATCTGAATCCCGGAGCCTGCCATCGTGGTGGTGGTCGCACCCGTGGTGCCCAAGACCGTGCCGCCGATTCCGCCGTTGCAGGCGAAATTCGCGGCGGCCGCATCAGTACCCTTGAGCACGCTCCAGGTGCCCAAAAGGGTGGCGCCGTCAAAGTCATCGAAATTGACGTAATTGTTGGTGTCGCCTTGCGGCATTTGATTGCCCCAGGGACCGGTGATGATGCCCTGCTGGGCCATCACTCGAAAGTCGTCGACCGTGCCGACGTACTGGCCATAGATCGATCGTAGAACTCGCTTCATGGGAAAAGTCTCCTGCTTGTTGCTGATTTGCTGGTGGAGAACATCGAACTATCCGGCATCGCCGGAAACTGGATCTTCGTCGGTAAGGACGGTTGCTGGCGGTTGCGCGCGCAGGCCTTGAGCCAACAGGTGCGCGATGCGCCGCGCCTTCTCAAGATCCGAAACCTCGTGCGCCTCGGTTTGAATCGGACCGCCGTCCTTGCCCTGGTGCTCATGCACCTCGGTGAAGAGTTTCAAGTACTGGCCGAGCATGCGCAGGCCATCGACCTTCGCGAGACGCAAATTTTTAATCGAGCCGTCCGCGTTGAATTCGACGCTTTGCGCGCCGGCCAGTAACTCTGGGGGCAGATCCTTGAAGGCCAGCGGCTTACCGTCCTCGCCGCGCAGCAGCCTCAAGTTCGCATACGCGAGGAGCGCCATCTCCTCGAGCACCCGCACATGACGCACGCCTGCCTTCGCAATCGCCTGCTCGGTGCGCTCGACGATCGCCGCCTTGACCTCAGGATTGGCGAGGATCTTGGCGGATGCGGTGTCCGGCCGCTTGCCGGCGTAACCGCTCTCGATGGCCGCGGCGCTCGCTACACCGGTGCGCACGAAAGCATCGACGAAGAGCTGACGGCGCCGGCGCAGCTTCGCGTAGGCCGACACGTAGCGCTTACGTCTGGGCTGACTTCGCGAGATTCGCGAGCGTGACGTCTTTCGCCTGGCTGCCGCTCGAGCTGCCGAAGTAGTACCCGAGAATGAGCATCAGCGCGGAATCGAGCGTGCCTAAGATGCGTCCGAGCACAACCCCGTCGATGCCTTTAGGTTGCCCCACGAAGAACATGCTGCCCTCGGCAACGAGCACCAGAATGATCACGACATAGGCGATGATCTTTGGCGTCGCATCCTTGACTACCATTTCGCGGCCGCGCGCACTCGCGGTATCCGCGTAGGCGAGCTGCTCCTCCTGCACGCCTAAGTCCGCCATGTGCTTTTGCAGATCCGCCTCGACCTGCTTGATCGCGAGCAGCGTTTGCGGGTCTCCCCCTAAAATGGCGCTCTCGATTTCCTTCTGTGTCGCGGGCGCGGGATTGCCGGACGCATCCTTTTTGCCGATGACCGCGCCGATGCCTTTGGCGAGCAGACTGCCGGCGAGGCCACCTAAGGGACCGCCGAGCGCCGTGCCTAAAGTGGGCGCCAGCGTACTAACGACACTCAAGGCCTCTTGGATGAGATTCATAAACCTTTTGACTCCTGTCAGCCCGGGATCACTTCGACCGTCATCGAGTCGAGGATCAGGTAATCGGTCGCGACCGAGGTCTGCAGAATCGCCTGCAGCGTTTGCGTAGCGCCGGTGTTGATCGCGAAGAGTTTCTGTGCGCCCGTGGCCGCGCCGAGCAAACCAGCGCTCTGCACCACTTGGGCGTTAGCAACGCCGCTGTTGGTCAATTCGTTGGCGGCGACATAGGCGAGCGTCGTGGCAGTGGCCTCCGTGTGTCCCAATACGTTTTGCGTGCCGTACTGGATGATCATGATTTTGTTGTTGACGTTGCCCGGGCAGCCCCACTGCGACCAGATTCGCAAGGTCCCGTTCGCGCCCATCGAACCGCCGGGAACGCTGTAGTTGGGGCCAACCTGCGAGGTGATGACGCCCGTATACGCGCCGGGCCCGGTCGTCGCAAACGCTATCGGGCTCGAGGGGATGTTCGGTTGCCCACTCACGTAGGTGTTGTTGAACACCGTGCCCACTGTCGCGGATGAGAACTGCGTGAAATACCAGCCAGCACTTGAACCAGCTGAAACGGCGGAGGCGGGCAAGAACAGATAGGCGTTTGGATACGTGACGGGAAGCGCGGTGCCTAACGTGATGGCGCCGTTGTTCGCCATCGAGCCCGTGGGCGAGATGATGAAGGGGATTGCGCTGGATGCGAATTTGCGCACTCCGGGGACGGAGCTCACACCGGAACCGGAGATCTGCCCATGCAGGGAATTGACGGCGACGACGCTCACCAGGAGCGCGGCGAGAAGTCTTAAAGGTTTTGGGAAGCGCATCGCGTTAGTACCCCTTGCCCTGTTGCGCGGTGAGCGTGGCTTTGCCCGCGGCGTAGGCCGTGACCTTCAAGCGAAGCGCGCCGATCTGGAACGAGTAGTTTCCATCGAGCCGCCCGGGTGGCGCGCCAACGATCCCGCTGAGTGTGGCGTGATTGAACACTCGAAAGGATTGCACGAACCCGGTGCCGGCGGCAGAGCCTGCGTTCGCGACCGTGACGACATAATTGTTCGCATCGGTCACCGAGGCGATGTCGTAACTCGTGCCGACGGGCACGCCCCCGTCCCAAATGTTGCTGGCATCTTTGGCCGGGTTTGAGAGCAGGATGTTGTCTGCGGCGTTCAAATTGTGGCCGGGGTCGTTGATGGTGAGGTTGACACCGACTCGCGTCAGGGTGACGGCGCGTGGGTTTTGCTGCGGATCATCGAGGGTGTGTTGCACGCCGGCGGTGAGATTTGCATCGACGCTGAAGGTCAGCGCGAGGCCTAAGCCAGGCGTTTCCATCATCGGGCCCGGGATCATCCAGGGCGAGGATCCGAGGGCGGCAAGCGTTTGCGAGGACAGATGCATGAGGCACACCTCGAGGCGAGAAATAAAAACCCCGCGCAAAGGCGGGGCGTAAGGGACCGGAACCTGGCAAAGCTCCGGCTTGGGGGTACCCCATCGACGAACGAGGGAGCGTTCAGACGACGTGGGAATAAGCCTCCCAAGAACGACAAAGGCCCACCAAGATCGCTCCTGGAAGGCCTTTTTGGCTGGTGGGTACACCAACGTTGCCAGATTTCTACGCTAAGTGTTCGGACAAAGTCAACTGCTTGGCCTTAAGGTTCCACCCAAAATGTGACGGGCAGCCCTATTTCCACGAACCTGCCGAGGTAGTACGCGAGCACCAAACGTCGTTCCTCGTACACGGCCTGGCGCCGGCTGATCCTAAGCGCATCGGCCATTTCTTGCACGGTGTAGGCAGCGCGATACCACAGCATCGCGAAGGAGCGCGCCCAGACTGGGGAGGATTGCACGGTGGCATCGACCAGCAAGGATTCACGATCGTCGAGCGCCGGAACCACTTCCGCTGTGCGCGCGATCAGTGTCACCTCAGCCATGCTCGGCACCGCAGGTCCACTGCCATGGGTCACTGCCCAACGTTCGAGCAGGCGATCGGCCGGGCGCAGGCGAGGATCGGTGGCACTCGGCCGATTGATCACCCGCGCTTCTTCGGGCGACAACTGACGCCGGCGCGGCAGCTCGATGCGCATATCTGGCGCATCAAGGATGGTCTGCCGTGGCCGCAGCGCCACCGCACTGTGCATCACGTACGGTCTTGGCTTCCGTGCCACGTTCGCTTCAGCCATTGCGCGGCACGCTGCCGCGGGCGATTTCGATCTGCGGCGTGCCCCTCATCTGCTCGACTTCGGTGAGCAGTTTATTGCGCAGCCTCACCGTCAAGGCCTGCGGATCCACCACGCCCGTTTCGACCAGGGCCTCGAACAGCACTTCGATGCGCACATTGGCGAGCTCGAGGTCGACGAAGAGTTGCATCGGATTGATTTGCATCATGCCGTTCGGTGTGGTGTTGAGCTTCACCAACGCCTCGGCGTGTTGCGTGATGGCTTCGGCGAGACCGGTAGATTGCGGTGGCTGGGTCGCTGCGCCATTGGTTCGTTCTGTCATGTCGATGAATCTCCCTCGGCTGGTTTACTCGCTTCAAGTACTCGCAGATCATTGGCCGCATCCGATACACCGTGCCAGTCGCCCTCCTCGGTTTTCATCTTGAGGTAGGCGAGGAGAACTGCGTATCGCTGCGCATAGGTCACGCGATCACCGTGATCTCGATGATTGCCCCACAGGCCTCGAGCGCATCCGGATCCTCGCCTGGATACACTTTCGCCAGGCGTGTGTACTCGGTGATGCGCGCATCGTCGGTCCAGATCCCGGCGTCGGTGAGCGCATCCTCGGTCGAGCGCGCAAGCTTCGAGACATCCGGCTTGCGCATCGGATACAGGCGCCGGCGCTTCGGTGCCGAGGCGGGTTTCGGCACGGTGAAGATCATGCGCACGGCCAGCGGTCCGTCCAAGGGCGGCGCGCCATTGCGTACCAGGAGCGCCGCTTCCTTGACGTCGTTGCGCCACGGGCGAACCTTCTTCGAGCTCTCCGCCATGATGCCGTGTGTACGCCCATCCTTGCCGACGAAGGTGCCCTTGAACGCCTTCGAACCTTGCGGCGCCGGCGAGCCGTACACGACGATGCGATAGCTCGGCGGGATATGCATCAGAGCTGGCTCTTGACTCACGAACAGGTCAGCCATTGCGAGCGTCTGCACAATCAGTCTCCGTGCCCGAGCGCGGCCGCGGTGGCGGCATCGGACAGGCGCTGTTTCAGCAGGTAGCCCTCGAGCAGCCAGATCTTATCCACCGCATGGCCACGCGCGATCTTGCGGCCGAGCTCGGCGTCGAAGTTCTCAGGTGACGCGCACGCTGATTCGCCCGTTACGGTGAAGCCGTTGACGAGCACCAGGACGCAGATCGTCAGCAACTGCAGTGACGGCGATGATTCTCCAGGCGTGTCCTTCAGTGCAGCGGCCGCGGTGAACGAGTACTCCTCGGCAATCGTCGCCTCGATCTGTGCCGGCGTCACGCGAGGTGCGATCAAACCCTTGGTCTGGATCTCCTGCTCGATCGCGCCGTCTGTCGGTGTGTTCATGAGAAATTCTCCCTCGTGTTTTAACCTGTTTAAAGCCGTTTTCAGTTCACCGCATCGCCGGATATAGATCGCGCTGGCGCGCGCTTCGGGGGCTTGCGCTCTGTGTCGCCTGGCCCATCGCCGTTCACATGCGCGTCCTCGAGGGCTTGCGCGATCGCGACCTCGCGAAGCCGAGCCTTCTCGCGCTCCTCCTCCGGCGTCCCGACTGCATCCGCGTCCGATGATTCCGCAGAGGCTTTCGCTGCCGGCGGCTCGAGCGGCAACTGCTGCTGCGCCTTGTCGGCCTTGATGCGCAGCTTTCCGCTGCTCAATTGCACCGCGATCTCCTGCTTCTGGTATTCCTGCAGCAGCAAGTTTCCATCGCCGATGCCGGGCTTCACGTACAGCTGGCACTCGATCAGCGTGTAACCGCCATCCTCAAAGCCGACGAGCTCGATGTCCGACACGCGACAGTCCTCGAAGGTGAGCTCCTCACCACCGAGATGCAGCTCGGACGCGACGCCCACGTACACCTCGCCATGCAAAGCGATCGGTGTGCACCTGCGCGCCCAGGCCTGCGCCACCACTCCTGTCCCGAGCGCCGCCCAGCAGCTGCGATCAAACTCCTGGCCCATGAGCGCAACCGCTTGCTCGCGCGGCACGCGCAGTTTCAATGGCAGCGTGAATCCGGTGATCAGATCCTCATCACCGTGCTTCTCCAAATTGTTCGAGATCTTGCCCATCTGGGCGTGTTCATCCGTCAGTGCCAATGTCATCGTGCTTCCCCTTGTCGTTTTACCCACCATTTCCCACCCACTCGGGCAGGTCGCGCCATTTCCAATTACCACCCGCCCATTCCAGGCAAGCCCTGCTGTACTGCTTCCGCATTGGCCTGCTGATGCCGATTAGCTGGACGCCGAAAACTTCGCATCACGATGCGATACACCTCGGTGTCGGCTTGCATCGCGGCCACGCTGAAACCGAGTCGTTTCCCGTCATCCAGATCGATCACGACCCCGGTACATTCCGCGCATTTCTCCGTGCCCCTGGGCCGCGTCGCATCCCACCATTCGCGATAGACATACGACCACGGCCTGGAATTGATCCAAAACTTCTTCGGATCGTTGATGCCGTCGTACAGGTGGCGCAGCTTCAGCATCGCGTACTCGCAAAGCTGTTCCTGCAAAGTTGCGACAGGTTTGGTCTGCGAGAGCGGCATGTTCGAGCAGGCCTGCGTGAACTGACCGAGCGTCGGCGGATGAATTGGCGTGATCCCGATGACCGCCCTGATGCCGTAGGCAATTTGTTCGTCCGTCAGATCATCGATCGCGTCTTGCCAAGGTTTCGGCATATCCGCGCCGTAGGCTTCCGCGACGCGCGTGCCGTAACTTTGAATCAGCCGATCCCACACCCTATCGCCACGTTTATTTTTAGTGGCCATTTCTTCGCATCGCCTGTATTTGATCGAAGCGGGTAGGTTTCGGCGCGCTTCTCGCCTTCGCGTCCTTAGCGTCCTTCAGCACCCAGGATTGCCAGGTTTTGTCCCAATTGAGTTTCGTGGCGCCCGTCGGCTTGTTGCTCCAGTACAGCGTGAAGGCCTCGAACGTCGAGTCCGGCTCGACGCCTTTCGCGATCGCGTAGTCCCGACGCTCCGCAGTCAGAACAAAATCCTCCGGGATGCGTGAACCGCGAATGGGCTTCGGTGCCGTGGTGGGGACTTGCGAAGCAAGTGCGTCCCCGACCAGGGGGCGGGAATCAGGTATCAGGTATCCGGAATCCGGAATCAGGGATCCGGAATCAGGAGTCAGGAATCCGGAATCCGGAATCAGCCGGGTTTTACCCTCAACGGTAGGGGGTGACAACGCAACTTTACTGGGCTTTACCCCCGACGATGACGCGTCTTTGACGTCAGAACCCAGGGTTTCGGTTTGATGATTGACCCCATTGCCTAGGGTTTTGGGTCCAGCTGGGATGGTCGATGGTGGCTCTTTATAGTGCGGATTTTGGTGCTTCCAGAACATCACAACCTGGATGTACGCCTTGCCATCGATCGAATAGCGGTAGATAAACTCGTTCTCGGTAAGCCAGGCGAGCGATCGTTCGGTGGTCTCGAATCCGCGCCCCGGATTGATGGCCATGTGAATTTTCGCCGGCCGATCCTCAAGGCGCCCTTCCCTGTCGGCCGCGCACCACAGGCCCTCGAAGATCACGGTGTAGAGCGGATCAGCGACCGCGAGCAGCTCGTTCGTGAAGATCGCCGGCTTGAGATTGCGGGCCCTCATCGCGTCGCATCCGGCGCGCGAGGCCGCAGAGCGTAAAGTCGCTTAAGCGAGATTTCGTCGTGATTGCAAATCCCAGCTTCTGGAGCATGATCGCAAATCTGACCTACTCCGTCAGAGTCCCTAATCGCAAAACCTATGGAAATTCCGAGTCCGTGATACCAGGAGCGAACGCGTATGGTTTCGGGACTATTAATCTGCGCAGCCTTCGCTTCCGCATAACCCACGATTATTTCGATAGATCGCTGGTCAAGGATCGCGAGCGCCTCGTTCAGCGCATTTCGGAACCGGTGATCGACTTCATGACACTCTTCGCAAAGACAGATCAGTTCGTGGTCTTCGTATTCCCACGGCATCGCGCCCTTGCGATAGAGTTTGTGATGAACGTGCAGCGTCTTTTCCGCCGATTGGCAATTGTGGCACTTGAAATCAGCCTTCCCGAGTACCTCCAATCGCCGGCGTTGCCAGCGCGGATCTCGCAACAATTCGATATAGGTCAGTTTTCTCATCGGCCCCTCGCCGGTAGTGGCTTGATTTGCCGAAGAGGCTGCGCGAACATCTCTTTGACGCAATGGACCACGCACTCGTCACAGACGAAAACGGATGGGCCTGCGACCAGGTGTTGAACGTCCTGTTCGCTCTTTCCGCAAAATGAGCAATAATTTAGCTTCACGTCGGCGCCATCCGACGGCCGAGCACGGTTTCAGCCGATACCTGACAGCCAGCTTGACGGGCAGGCTTGCAGTGCGGTGGTATATAGTTGGCTTGGGTACGACGCCCAAAACACACGGAAGTTTGCCGATGCGCTACCTGCTCCTTACCGCCCTGCTCGCTCTCGCCGGCTGCGTCACCTCGCCCGTCATGCCACTCGACGACGGCAGCTATCTGGTCTCTATGCACACGGCGTTTAGCATCACGCCCAAGGGCACGCTCATCGAAAAAGCGGCGATCGAGGCGCAGGCTTTCTGCGCTAAAAGCGGCAAGGACGCTCTCGTCAAAAACTCGCAGGCCACGGGCATATTTGGCGTGACGAGCAAGAATGCCAACGTGGTGTTTACGTGCGTCGCGCCCACGAAGCCGGGCGAGCGGCAGTAGCGTATGGATCGAAGCGATTGGATTAGGGTGGCCTGCACGCTGGCGATTGTTGCGACGCTTATTGGCTGTGCGTGGCGGATCGGCTATGAACTCTCTTGGATCTAGAGGGACCTCGAGCAGCTGCAGCGCTGACATCTTAAGCGTCGGCGAGCTGGGAAAGAAAATCGTGCAGCGCTTGGATTCTGTTGACTCCTGGGTCTGGGATCGCGCCGGCCTTCAACTTCTTCAGCCACTCGTAGCCCAAATTTGACTTTGTCGCGATCTCCACGAGTGGCATGTCACAGTTCAGGAGGAGCTCGACCGTCTTTTCGAGTAACGGGCGGTTGGGGGGTTGCTGCATCCCCATAGCTTAGGTAACACTTTACCGATATGCAATGGGTTGCCTTCAAATGTTAGCGTGCAATGCGGCAACTCTTTTCCGAGAGGAGGTAATAACTTCCCTGTTCGTAATGGACGAACAGATCAAAAACTTCGGCCGCAATGTCCATTCCCACATGGAGCATCAGGGCCTCACCACAGCCACCTTGGCGAAGCGCGCAGGCATTGCGCCTAAAACTCTCAACAATGTCTTGAACGGCCGCCACGCGACACAGCTCGATGTGCTCACGAAGATCGCTAAGGGGCTGAAGGTTGAGCTGTGGCAGCTCTGGCTCCCTGAGTTCCCCGCCGACGTCGCGCACGATGAAACCTTTCCCAGACTGATCGCGACCGCATCGAAGTTAAGTCCCGTCGCGCTCAAGGCCGTCGCCCGCATGGCGGACCTGGAATTAGAGGCTGGCCGACGTTCATGATTTGACCTAATACCTCGGCTTAAGTAACTCTTTGCCCATGCTCGGTAAAGTTTTACTTGCAATGCTCGCCCGCTGTAGGTAAAGTCTTACCGTTCTTCAAGGAGGCGGTAAATGCAGAACCTAAAGCCGATGGTCAAAGGGATCGTATGGAGTGCAGCCGTGGCCAGCACGCTCGCCGCGGTCGTACTCGTGGTCGCCTATTTCCACGTGATGAGCTTCGCCTAATGAGCGGCGCTCGCCGAGTTCGATCACGCCGCCGCGGAGCGCTCGTCAGTCGCTTTCCGTTCCAACCGATCAAAAATCAGTATCAGGTTTTGCTGCCCGGTACGAGCGGCGACATCATCCTGCACAAAGCGTCATCGCTTTACGCGGCCGCGGGATGGCTCTGGTTGCACGTGCGTCGCTGCTACCTGCCCGCAATTAAATCCTCGGACATCGCACACTGCGTTCTCGACACCGAGACCGGTGAGCGTTGGTCGTACAGCGAATTGCTCGCCGGCCATTTCATGGATGACGCGCTACCTCTCGAAGTACTGTCGATGGGCCGCGACGCTCGAAATGAACACGACCCGTCGCTGGCGTGGGCGAGCTCCACTCTCGTTAAATCGAAATATCGCCGGGTGCGCAAGTGAACGGACCAGACGGTCCCGAAGAGCGCACCGCTGACCTCGAAGAAGCGAGCGAGCGCGAATACGAGCGCATCGAGGTCATCGAGGAACGCGCTGACGAGACGGTGCTCGCCACGTCGCGCGAAGTCCTGGATGCGACCCGCGATGCTCGCGACACCATCGCCCGCCTCCTCGAAGAGAACGAATCGCTGCACGAGGATGTTGCACGGCTGCGCCGCCAACTGCGTGCTGCTCAGGCGCACGCATGAGCGAGATCCAGCAACTCACGTTCGCCGTATGGTTCACCGCACTGTGCGCCATCGGCAGCCTCGCATTCTTTGCCTGGCTTCTCTGGTCGCTCTTTTGGGACGTCTACGATCACCTGATGCAGCAGCGCACCCGTAGGCGCAATGCGCAGTTCGATGCGCGTGTCGGGCGCGATTGCTATCGCGACACCAAGGGGATCACGCGATGACTCCTTGCGAAAGCGAATGTGATTGCGGCGCGCCTGGCGGCTATCCGCACGATCCGGATTGCCACTCATTCGATAACTGCGATGAGGGGCGCGCCTGTGACAAGCACGCCGCCGAAGCCATGGCCGACCATGCGTATCTCAAGCACGTGCCACGCCATCAGGTCTTCAATGACCAGGCGGCAAAGGACGAGCGCGACCAGGAACTGCGCGATGCCGGCCGCGGGCATCTGGTGGCGCCATGAGTAAACAACTCACCGAGCTCGAGCTTGCGACGGCGCGCCACTGGTTTTGCAAGCTGCAGCGCCTCCTCGCGCAGCGCAAAGACCGGGAGCTCGAGCGCCGCTCCAAGCAATCGCCGCACGCCTTCCTTCGTCTGCAGGCGGGAGAGTAATCGTGGCGCTCACTGCCGAACAGATAGTGACACGCCAGACCGGCATCGGCGGCTCGGATGCCGCGGCCGCGCTGGGCTTGTCGAAGATGAAGACGGCGCTCGAGCTCTACCTTGAGAAGCGCGGCGAGATCGCGCGCGCGGAGCCGGCGGCCAATGATGAGGTCATCTGGTGGGGCCGCGCGCTCGAGCCGATCGTGCGCCAGAAGTACGCCGAGACCACGGGGCGCGTGGTGGTGATGCCGCACGGCACGCTGCATCACCCGGTGCATCGCTTCATGCTCGCGCACGTCGATGGATTGATCGATGGCGAGCCGCGCGGTTATGAAGGCAAGACCGCCTTTCGCTCAACCGGCTGGGGCGATGAGGGCACCGATCAGATCCCGCGCGAGTACCTGCTGCAGGTGCACCACTATCTCACCGTGTGCGATTTCGAAGTGTGGGATGTGTGCGCACTTATCGGTCGACACTTCGCCATTTACGAAGTGCCACGCGATCGCGAGATGTCAGAAATGCTGATCCACGTCGAGGGCGATTTCATGCGCCGCGTGCGCGAGGGTCACCCGCCTGGTCTTGACTACGATCACCCGACCGCGCGCGACGTGCTCAAAAAACTCTACCCGGGCACCAATGGCGCGCGCCTCGTGGCCTCTGAATCAGCGATCGCCTGGCGCGAGCAATTGGCCGCGGCGCAGACCGCCGAGAAGACGGCGAAGGCGAACATCGAGAGCTTGAAGTCACGGCTCCTCGAGGAGATGGGCGAGGCGGCGCTGCTCGCCTTTCCTGACGCGAAGTGCTATCGCCGGCAGGTCACCCAGCGCGCGGGCTACTCAGTCGAGCCCACCGAATACGTCGATTTTCGCCTTATAAATGACGGCAAAGCGGCCGCCCTTCTCAAAACACGGAGCACGATGTGAGCACACCAGAACGAGCTGTCAATCCCTTCACCGGCGAGGTGGTCGCAGCGCCCACTGGAGCCTCAAGCCAAGCGCTCGTACAGCGCGAATCTCAGGAGATTCAGGCGCGCATGCTGGTCGCCCGCAATTTCCCGCGCGATCCCATCAAGGCAATGGACAAGATCATCAACGCCTTCACGCGCCCGACCTTGTGCGAGGACGCACAGTACGCCTACAGCAAGGGAGGCACTGACGTGCAGGGCCTCTCCATTCGCGCAGCCGAAGTGCTGGCGCAGAACTGGGGCAATATCTCGTGCGGCGTGGTCGAGCTCACGCGCGCCGGCGGGCAGTCGGAATGCCTCGCGTATGCGACGGATCTTGAGACAGGCTTCCATGATGAAAAGCGATTTTTCATCAAGCACTGGCGCGACACCAAGAAAGGCGGCTACCCGATCACTGAGGAGCGCGACATCTACGAAGTGGTCGCGAACTATGGCGCCAGGCGCAAGCGCGCGTGCATCCTGGCCGTAATCCCGAGCGATGTACAGGAAGCGGCCGAGCATCAGATCGATGTCACGCTCAAGACCAAAATCGAGATCACACCCGACTCCATCAAGGCGATCGTCGAGAAGTTCGAGCCCCTGGGCGTGAACAAGGAAATGATCGAGAAGCGGATCCAGCGACACCTCGAGGCGATTTTGCCGGCGCAAGTACTCACCCTGCGGCGCATCTACACGTCGCTTAAAGATGGCATGTCGGAGGTCGGCGCGTGGTTTGAGATCCCGCCGCCGGCGCCGGAGACCGGCAGCGATAAGCCGCCGGCGGATGTTCCGGGCACTCAGACCGACCAGGTCAAAGAGCAGCTGCGGACACGTGCGAGCGCCAAGAAACCCGCGGCCGGCGAGACGGCGATCGACGAGAAGATCCCATTCTTTGATGCCGCGGCCGCAATCGCGGAGCTCAGGAAGGCGAAGACGCTCGCCGAACTGGAGGCCTCGAAGGTCGCGGTGTGGAAGGACTTCGAGGTCACCAGGCGCGCGATCCCGATCGAGGTCGACGATGCCTACAACATGGCCAAGGAAACGCTCGGCGAGCGCGAAGGCAAGCAACTGGAGCTCTAAGATGAAAGTCACCGAACTGTCCGTCGAGAATTTCAAGCGCATCACCTCGGTTGCGGTGCGGCTCAAGCCACACGTGACCGAGATCTCAGGTCCTAACGGCGCCGGCAAGAGCTCCTACATCGATGCGCTGTGGGTGCTCTTGAAGGGCAAGAAGGTGGCGCCGGCGGAGCCGATCCGCAAAGGCGCCGAGCGCTGCCGGATCCGCGGCCGCATCGGCGAGTACATGGTCACGCGCATCTTCAAGCGCACGCGCACCGATGAGGTGACCACCGAGCTTCGCATCGAGCGCGACAACGAATCGATGCCGCCCACCGAGAACTTCATGCGCACCCTGATCGGGGATCACATGCTCGATCCGGGGGATTTCATCAATTTGAGTTCGGACGCCAAGTTCGACGTCTTTCGCTCCTTCGTGCCGGGCGTCGATTTTAAGGTGATCACGAACCAGAACCGCCAGGACTACGAGCGGCGCACCGATGTCAATCGCATGGCCAGGGAGTCGCGCGCGGCCGCGCACATGATCAATGTTCCCGAAGGCACACCCGACACGGCGATCGACAAGGGGGCGCTCGTGCAGCAGCTGCAGGAGGCGGGCGATGGGAACGCTGCCATCGAGCGCCGGCGGGCGAACCGCGAGAAGGTCGTCGATCAAATCACGCAACTAAAGGCGCTGCATGCGAGCGCTGATGAGCGTTTCAATGTCTTCGCGACCGAGCGCCAGGCGACCTGCGACGCCCGGGTTGATGAACTGCTCGCGCAGATGGAGCAGTTGAAGGCTGCTATTGAAGCGACTCAGAAGACGGCGCGAGAGGAAGCCTTAAAGCGCAGCGCTGAAATTGCGGTCGAAGCCGTGAATGCACTCGATCAAGCAAACGAACTGCAGGCCAAGCTCGACGCGGCGGGTCCGCTGCCGCAGCCCATCGATACGCAGGCCTTGGCCGAGACCATCCGCCAGGCCGAGTTCGCCAATGAGGCGATCCTCAAGCTCCAGACGCGCGACAAGCACGTCAAGGTCGCCGAGCGCTACGAGGGAGAAGCGGCTGAGATCACGGCACGGATGGACGCGCGCGAGAAGGTCAAGCAGGACGCGATTGCCGCGGCGCAGCTGCCGGTCGCTGGCATCACCTTCGGCGATGGCGAGGTGTTCTTAGATGGCGTGCCGTTCGACCAAGCCTCGACCGCGCAGAAGTTTCGCGTAGGTGTCGCGATCGCGGTCGCCAAGAATCCGACGCTGCGGCTGGTGTGGGTGCGCGATGCCTCGCTGCTCGATGACCATTCGTATGAGCTGATCAGCAAGCTCGCCGCGGAATTCGATTGCCAGATCCTCTTGGAAACGGTGCGCGCGATCGGTAAGGACGCGATCGTGCTCGAGGATGGGCACATCAAAGAGGCGGCCGCAGCCGAGGCGGTGCCGGCGTGATTCGAACCGGTCGACCACTCAAGCCGCCCCTCTACGTGCTGCCGCATGGGATTGAGGTCATCGGTGAATATCCGCCGGGAGGCGCTAATCGATACTGGCGCGTCCGCCTCCGACCGCACCACTTCTTTCCGACGGTCCGTTCGGTCAGAGGCGGCATCTATGTACGCCGCAGCCGCGTGATCTTGGCATCAAAGCTCGGGCGTGCACTGAGACCGAAAGAGCATGCGCATCACAACGATGAGGACCGCGGTAACGACGCCGTCGGGAATATCGAGCCGCTCTCGCCGGCTGCGCACAACCGCCACCATAAGACCGGGTCGCGCCATGCCGTCATCAGCAAGCGACGTATCAGCGAGTCGCTGAAGCGCGCGTATGCCAGCGGTGCGCGTCGGCGTCCCGTGATTTCAACTCGCGACAACCTCGGAAGGATCTCCCGATGAGCTTAGCTATTTTTTACGATTCGGAGACGACCGGCCTGCCGCTTTTCAGCGAGCCGAGCGAGGATCCGCGCCAGCCGCACATCGTGCAGCTCGCCGCCTGCTTAGTCGACCTCGAGACTAAGGCGACGATCGCGAGCATGGATGTGATCGTGCAACCGCGGGGCTGGGAAATCCCGGATGACGTCGCGGCCATCCATGGCATCACGACTGAGCACGCGACGGACGTCGGCATCCCAGAATCGGTCGCGGTCAACATGTTCATCGAACTGTATCGATTCCGGCCGCGCATCGCGCATAACGAGGCCTTCGACGCTCGTATTTTACGCATTGCATTAATTCGTCACGCGATCAACGCCGCACTTCCGGATCTGTGGAAGGGGGGGGCAGCCATTTGCACTCAGGCGCTCTCGACGCCGATCTTAAAGCTCCCACCGACCGCGAAGATGATCGCCGCGGGCCGGCGCCATCACAAGAGCGCGAACTTGCGCGAGGCCTATCGGCACTTCACTGGCAACGAGCTCGTCGGCGCCCATCAGGCCATGGTCGATGTGCAGGCCTGCATGGCGGTTTACTTCGCGATCCTCGAGCAGACGCGCCGCGCCGCGGCCGCGGTGTAACTCAACAACTTCCGGAGACTAGTCAATGACCATCGCATCCACAGCCGACGGCACCCGTGCCCTCTCGATCGGGGAGTTGAAAGTATCGACCACCGCCGGCCAGGCCGAACGGCGCAAGCATTTCGATAAGGTTGAACTCGATCAGCTCGCCAAGTCGATCAAGAAAGTGGGTGTGCTCTCGCCCATCCTCGCTCGCCCGGTCAACGGACACTTCGAGATCGTGTTTGGCGAACGGAGATTCATCGCCGCGAAACTCGCCGGCCTCACCGCGATCGACGTCTCCGTGCGAACTTTAAGCGATGAGCAGGTGCTCGAGGTGCAGCTGATTGAGAACCTGCAGCGCGAGGGGCTGCATCCGCTCGCGGAGGCGGAAGGCTACGAGCAGCTGCAGGGGTACGGGCATTCTGCCGAGGAGATCGCCGACAAGCTCGGCAAATCGAAGGCGTACGTTTACGGCCGTATGAAACTGCTGGCGCTCGGGCCCGCGGCCCGCGAGGCCTTCTACCGCGGCGAATTGAACGCATCGACCGCGTTGCTGCTCGCCAGGATCCCCGTCGAGTCCCTGCAGTCGGATGCCCTGAAGGCGATTACCGGCAAGCGCTGGAATAACGAAGTGATGTCGTTCCGCGAGGCCGCCGAGGTCATCCGGCGCGATTACATGACCAATCTGTCGGACGCAGGATTCCCCACCGAGGATGCGACGCTGGTGGCGGCCGCGGGCGCATGCGGCGCATGCCCGAAGCGCACGGGCAATCAGGCTGAACTCTTCGACGATGTGAAAAGTGGGAACGTATGCACTGACCCGATTTGCTTCAAAGCCAAGCGCCAGGCGCACGCCGCGCGGGCGATCGCGCAGGCGAAGGAAGACGGGCAGCAGGTAATCACCGGCGCTGAGGCGAAGAAGATCATCCCATGGCAGCACAGTCTGGCGACGGGCTACTCAAAGCTGTCGGACGTATGCTACGACGACAAGAAGCAACGCACATACGCGCAGCTGCTCGGCAAGGACTTCAAGCCGACGCTCGTCCAAAACCCCGAGACCGGCGTGTTGGTCAAAGTCGTCACGCCGGCCGCCGCCAAGCAGGCGAGGCTCGACAACAATATCAAGCCGCCGACCTACAGCCAGCCGACGCGCGGCGCGAAATCCGGTGGGACGTCAAATAAAGCCGAGACCGCATTTCGCGAGGCTCTATTTCTCGCCATTCACGCCAAAGCGCCGAAGAAGTTGAGCCGCCACGTGCTCGAGACGATCATCGAACACGAGCTGGATGCCATCGGTGAACTGCCCAATGTTCTGACGAAGGCCTGGGGATGGGATGCCGACACGCACAACCTCGAGAGCCTCACCGAGCCGCAGCTAAACCAGTTCCTGTTCGAGCTGTGCGTTGTCGAGGAGCTCAACATGTCGGCGTACGCGCAGACGCCGAAGCTGCTCAATCTCGCCAAGTCGATGAAGATCGACACGAAGAAGATTCGCAAGGCTATCGCCGCCGCGGCCAAGCCGGCGACGAAGGCGAAAGCGGCGCCTAAGAAAAAGTCGACCACCAAAGGAAAATAAATGAACGCAGTATCGATCGATATTCCGCCGGCCGTGGCCGCACTCCTCGAGGGCGGCTTCTATGCCGGCCGCATTCTCATTGCGGGCGTTCTCTATGCGCTGATCGTGGCACCCAAAGCTGAGGGTGAGCGCAAGCCGGGTGTGTGGTCCAAATCGGAGAAATCGATTGCCGGTGCCATGAGCTGGAATGACGGCCTGGCGAACACCGGCGCGATGTCCGATGCGGGAAGCGCGCTCGCGAAGTGGGCGCAGGGCCTCACCATCGGCGGCTATTCGGATTGGTACCTGCCGGCGCTCGATGAGCTCGAGCTCTGCTATCGATATCTGAAACCGACCGCGGAGCCAAGCTATCTTTGGAGCCGATCGGGCATCAACGTGAGCGCGGTCCCACCGACGTATCCGTATGTCGCGGATTCCCCGGCGCAGACCGAACACGAGATCTTCCGCGCCGGCGGCGCGGAGGCCTTCGCCGATGAAATTTACTGGAGTTCGACGCAGCACGCCTCTGGCAGCAACTACGCCTGGAGCCAGCATTTCAGCAACGGCTGCCAGAGCTACTGGTTCAAGGGCCATCACTTCAGGGCTCGCGTCGTCCGCAGATTAGCCATTTAACCATTCATCTATTTTTCCAAGGGCTTTAAAGGGGCATCCATGAACGTGACCAAGAACGGCATCACCATCACCATCTCGGACGCTGAGGTCGTCAAGATGGCGCTCGAGCGCCTGAACGACGCACCGAGCCCCGTCGCCTTTGTCCACCTCGAATCCGACGTCCCTCGCATTGGCGAACACTGGTCGACTCAGGGCGGCATCTATGCAGGCGTGGCGCGTGGCCGCGATGGTGCGCCGGACTATCACCTGATCGTAGGCCCTGAGTTCGACGGTCAAACGGACTGGGACGGCGCCGGCAAGTGGGCGGCCGGCGTGACAGTCCATGGGTTTTCTGACTTCGCGCTGCCGTTTCGCAAGGAGCAGGCGCTCAGCTTCGGGAACGTGCCCGAGCTATTTAAGGAGGAGTACTACTGGTCGTGCGAGCAGCGCGCCTCTAGCAGCAACTACGCCTGGGACCAGCATTTCAGCAACGGCTACCAGACCACCTGGTACAAGGACGATCACATCAGGGCTCGCGTCGTCCGCAGATTAGTAATTCAGTAATTCGATAATTTTCTTTCCCCAATCAGCATGGCCATCCATACCAAGTTACCGATCTACAAAGTCGCCTATGACCTCCTGAGCGTCGCCGTGGACTATGTGCAGAACATGCCACGGGACTTCAAGGCGGCCATCGGCGGCCGAGTGCGCGATCTGTGCGTCGATATCGTCCTGTCGATCTTCAAGGCCAATTGCGCGGCCGAGAAGACCCCGTACCTCGATCTGCTGCTCGAGCAGGTCGAGGAGCTGCAGCTGCTCCTGCGGCTTTGCCAGGACAAGCGATTCATCTCAAAGCCGCAGTACGCGGCCGCGGTGGAGTTGACGAACAGCGTCGGTCGGCAGGCGAACGGATGGAGGAAACACTTTGCAGCAGCATCGCCCGTTACCTGATCGTCAAGGCGGTCCGGTCAGTGCGACGATTAATCTGGTCGCGCCGCTGGCATCCACAGCCACCGACAAGCGCATCCGGGATATCGCCGGTCGTCCCACGATCCGGAGTCGATCCCGCGCAGTTTCCCCACTGAGAGTTCGGTGGGGCGACATCGATAGCGCGAACCTACGCAGCACGCCTCTAGCAGCAACAACGCCTGGAACCAGAATTTCAGCAACGGCAACCAGAACAACTGGAACAAGGACAATCACATCAGGGCTCGCGTCGTCCGCAGATAATCATGCAAGGGAAGGCCATGCCGATTTTTCCTTCTTGGAGCTCACGCAAGCCTATTTCGACTGCCGCGAGCACAAGCGCAACACCCGATCCGCCCTCGCCTTCGAGCAGAACCTAGAACACAATCTGCTCCGGTTGTGGGATGACCTGCAATCGGACGCCTATCGCCCAGGCCCATCGATCTGCTTCGTCATCACACGCCCAAAGCCGCGGGAGGTGTGGGCCGCCAACTTCCGCGATCGCATCGTGCACCATCTGCTCTATAACCGGATCGCGCCACGCTTCCACCGAGCCTTCATCGCGGATTCCTGCGCCTGCATTCCTGGCCGCGGCACCCTCTACGCTGCGAAGCGTCTCGAGGCCAAGGTGCGCAGCATCACCCAGAATTGGCAGCGGCCTGCGTTCTACCTTAAATGCGACCTCGCGAACTTCTTCGTCAGCATCGACAAGCGCATCGTCCGGGATCTGCTCGCGCCCAAGGTTACTGAAGCCTGGTGGCTGCGCCTCGCCGAATCGATCCTGTTTCACGACCCGCGCTCGAAGGTCGAGCTGCGCGGACATCGAGAGCGCCTCGCGCTCGTGCCGGCCCACAAGAGCCTCTTCAATCAGGTCCCGGGGAAGGGGCTGCCGATCGGCAACCTCTCCTCGCAGTTCTTTGCGAACGTGCTGCTCGATTCCCTCGATCAGTACGTCAAACAGAAGATAGGCGCGGCGTACTACATCCGCTACGTCGATGATTTCCTGCTGCTGCACGAATCGGCGCAATGGTTGAACGCCGTTCGGGCGGACATCGAGGCGCATCTTAAGACGCTTGGGCTGCGGCTGAATCCCACCAAGACGATCCTGCAGCCGATCGAACGTGGGATTGACTTCGTCGGCCAGGTGATCAAGCCGTGGCGGCGTACGCTGCGCCGGCGCACGTACCGCGACGCGCTTCACCGAGTCGCAACGATTACGAACGCCGATCTCTTTCAGACCGCCAACAGCTACTTCGGGCTGCTACGCCAGGCGACGCACAGCCGCCGCGATCGGATGCGACTCGCGAAGGTCATTGGCCGCCGCGGCCGCGCGGTGGATCTGGCGCTCACCAAAACCTATCGCGGGAATTTTCTTTAGATGCCGATCCGCCCCGAAAACCTCGCTCGCTACCCTGCTGACTGGCAGCAGATCCGGGAGCGGATCCGCAAGCGCGCCGGCAACCAGTGTGAGGAGTGCGGCGTCGCGAACTACGCGCTCGGCGGGCGCCTGCGCGACGGCACTTGGTATAAGGCACTCCCCCTCGGGGACAACGGCCTGGCGCTGCAGTGGCCGGCGGCTGGCAGCTGGGCATGGTGCGAGCGATTCGGTCATCACATGATGCTGCGCATCGTCAAGATTGTTTGCACGACTGCGCACCTCGATCACGTTCCGGAGCATTGCTGGGACGACAACCTGCGCTTCTGGTGCCAGCGATGCCATCTGCGTTACGACCACGCAGAGCACCAGCGCCATGCCTACGAGACCCGGCGCGCCGGCCGCGCGATCGAGATGTTCCCAACACAGGAGTCAACGGGATGAGCAAAACACCGTGTAAGAAGTGCGGCGGCACCGATTTCACGCCAGGCGGCGCCTGCAGGCCGTGCAAGCGCGCAGTCAACGATGCGTATCGCGCCAAGCACGCGGGGGGGGTAGCGCTGTGAAGTCAAAAGCGAAAGCCACGCCGAAATCAGCCACTGCGCCGCTGCGCCTCGAGATCGATCCTTGCTTCGGATATAGCGCCGCCGTCAATGGCGAAGGTTATCTCGAGATCCAGCAGCGCGATCAGAAAGGGGACATAACTGATTCGGTGCTCATGTCGCGCACCGAGTTTCGCCAGCTCGTCGACAAATTCACGCCATGGGCAGCTACATGAAATTCAAGAAAGGCGATCTCGTTCGGATCGTGGCTGTCGATGCGAGCTCGAACCCGCACGCCGGGAAGATCGCACTCGTCACCGGACATTGCGTGTGCTTCTGCTCGGCGATATCGCTGCTGCCGTTCTATCGCCTGGATGGCCTGCAGGCCTGCTGTCGAGAAGACACGCTGCGCTTGATCGGCGGCGATCGCGCTGATTCGGACGTTCAGGAAACTCGCGACGAACCGGTGGCGGCGTGAAATCGCTATCCAAGGCGCAGCAACGTGCGAAGGCGCTTCTCAGTGTAGGACCGCTGCATAGATGCAGCGATGGCTGGAAGACCGCTGGCGGCCAATTTGTCGCGCTGATTGTCATCAAGAAGCTGCGGGTGGCCGGGCTCGCGAAGCTCTCGACCGATCGGCGCTCGGTGCATCCGGCATGAGTGTAATGACCGCATCGGACCATCGGCGCATCGAGGAACTCGCGGAGAAGCGGTTCAGCGTCGGCCGGATCGCTCAACTGATCGGCCGCAACAAATCAACGGTGAATTGGTACATGTACTGCAACGGACTGCGCGCGCCGAAGAAGCTCGAAAAGCCGATCACGTATGTGCGCGGCGGCGTTCGCGTACATCGGTTTACCGACGAAGAGGACACCTTTATCGAGGCGTTGCGGATCCAGGGATGCACGCCAGAGGCAATCGCCGGTCATGCATCCGCCAGGTTCGGCACGGAACGTAAACACCATTCAATTCGCTGCCGCCTCAAGATGCTGGCCGCCAGGGAACTCGCGGAATGAGCAAGATGATCTTAGGTGCCTGGTCGGACGGCGGTGATGTAAAGCTCGACCTCGCGCGCTTGCTGCTTACTCGTATGTTGATCCAAGCGAATAGCGGCAACGGCAAGAGCTGGGCGCTGCGTAGGCTTTTCGAACGCGCCGCGGGCCTGGTGCAGCAGCTCATCGTGGATCCGGAAGGGGAATTCGCGAGCCTGCGCGAGAAGCATGATTTCGTGATCATCGCGGCGAACGGTGGCGATGCTGTCGCGCATCCTCGCACCGCCGCGTTGCTCGCAATCAGGCTCTTGGAGACCGAAGCTTCTGCCGTTCTTGATATCTCGGAGTTAAAGGCGGCCGACCGTCATACCTTCGTGCGGCTGCTGTTCGAGTCCTTGATCGATGCGCCTAAGAACCTGCGCCATCCGGTCCTGGTCGCCCTCGACGAGGCGCAAATGTTCGCTCCGGAGAAGGGCCAGGGCGAGAGCGAGGCGACTGATTCGGTGATCGACATGGCGACGCGCGGCCGCAAGCGAGGCCTGTGCCTGATAGCGGCAACGCAGCGCATCAGCATGTTCCACAAGGGCGTCGCCGCGGAGCTGAAAAACCGCATGATCGGCGGGACGAGCCTGGACGTCGACGTGAAGCGTGCGGCGTTCGACTTAGGAATGCCGCCGAAGGATGCGCTGGTGGTCTTACGCGCGCTCGAGCCCGGGCACTTCTATGCGTTCGGTCCCGCATTGGCTCAGCTTGAGCCGCGGGAATTTGTTGTGGGTGATGTTGAGACCAGTCACCCGAAGGTTGGTCACCGGCAGGCGGCGCCGCCGAAGCCCACCGCGGCGATCGTCGCGCTGCTACCAAAACTCGCGGATCTCGCAAAGGAAGCCGAGGAGCGCGCGCGCAGCATCGATGACTTGAAGCGCGAGCTCGCCCAGGCCCGCCGCGAGCTAACCGTCGCCAAGAAACAGCAGCCCGCGCCCACGCCGGCGCCCGTCATCAAAGGAGATCCAGCGGCCGAGCGCCGGGCCGCGGCGCAGATTACAAAATTAACCGCGGCCATCGAGGAACTCATGAAATTCATCGTGACGGTAACGGCCAAGGATTTCGAGGGCACCGCTGGCATCGACGTCGAAGCCATGCGCAAGGCGATCGAGGCAGCTGTGGAACAGTCTCGTCGGCTCGTCGAGAAATCGATGGATGTGCGCAACGCGCAGTTGAAGTCTCTGCAGTCGGAAGCCTCGAAGATCGTCACACGCGTGCGCAAGCTGCTCGATTCTCAAGAGGTCAAGATCGAACTTGAGGTAAAGAAGAATGCGCCGTTCACAGTGGCGCCCACGCCAACGCGCGCGCCGGCGGCGCCGCGGCCGCCACCTAAATCAAATGGCGCGTCCGAATCTGGTCTGAGTACTCCGCGCCAGCTGATATTGGATAAGTTGGCATGGCTCGAATCGATGGACCTGTATCCGGCTCCTAAGGAAACGCTGGCTGCGGTCTGCGGCGTAAGCCCCACGTCCGGCGGCTACTTCAATAATTTAGGTGCGCTGCGCTCATCAGGCCACATCGATTATCCGCAGCCCGGCATGGTGGGATTTACTGATGCCGGTCGCGCGGCCTCCAATCCTCCGGATGGCGATGGTCGCGAAGTGCACGAGCATTGGCTCGATATCGTCAGCACTCCACAGCGGGCGATCCTGGCCGCGCTCATCGCTAAGCACCCCAACGCGATGGGGAAGGATGAGCTCGCCGGCGAGATCGGCGTCTCATCGACGAGCGGCGGGTATTTCAACAATCTCGGACGACTGCGCACGCTTGGAGCTATCGACTATCCCTCGCCCGGTCAAGTAAATCTCACGCAGTACGTGATGCCGTGAGCTTCAAGGCAGGCGACATGGCAGTGGTGATCGCGGTGCCGGGGGCCATCTATCCCAATGATGCGCTGCCCGGCACCATTGTCACGATCGTCAGCGCATGCAGTTGCATATTCACGCTGCTCACCGGCACGCCTTACTGGGTGATCGATGCACCCTCGAAGCGCCGGCTGTGCGCCGCTGAGCCGACGTTGCGCAAGATCGACGGTGAGAGTCGCCAGCTGGTGCGCTGGGATACGGTGCCCTGGCAGCCGCAGCGCGAAGAGATGCCGGCGTGAAGTGGCGCGCCATGCTCGGCGATCAGTTCATCGATGTCGAGGCCGACACGGAAGCGGCCGCCCAGGAGCAGGCGTTCGCGAAATTCGTACGTGATCTGTCACCAGCGGATTTCACGGCATGGGAGACCGGGCCGCAGGATGCGTGGGCTGGGGAGCAATCGACGTGAGCATCGGCGGAATGCGTAGCGAGCTTGAGTACGCGCTCCTCGAGTGGCAGAACGCCGGCGCGCCCGCGTCCAGCGTGGTGATCATGCTCGAGGGATTTATAGAGAACGTGGTCGAGCAGCGGCTGCGGACACCGACGCTGCCGCAAGAGTTTCTCGACGGCGACGCCGTGCTGTTGGTTCGCGCCCTGCGCTACATGGCTCACGACGACGAGCATTGTGGAATGCTCGAATGGCAGAACGCTGCCGATCACTTTCGCACATCATTCGGCGTGCCGATCGATGCGCCCAAATGCAAGTGCGGCATGATCAAGTTGGCACTCGAAATAGAGCGGGCGTTCTATCGTAACGCGGCGATCCCGGTACAGCACCGCGAGGAGCTGCTCGGTATGGGGGAGGGCTAAGTGAAATTCCGCAAAAAGCCGGTTGTGATCGAGGCGTATCAGATCCCCGTAAATCGCGACCACACTGCCGTGATGCCTCCCGCGTGGCTCCTCAAAGCAATCATGGACGAGGTGGTCGTTGCCGACCAGGCGACAGGCTGCATCCACATCAAGACGCTGGAAGGGGAGATGGTCGGCAACCCCGGCGACTGGATAATCAAAGGCGTCAAGGATGAACTGTATCCAGTCAAAAATGACATTTTTCGCCAGACGTACGAGGCGGTCGATGCCGCATAAAGATCCAGAGACCGCGAAGGCATGGCGGCGCAACTGGTGGAAGACGGCCCACAAGGCCCGGTCAGATCAGAATGCAGCTGCGCGGCGGCGTCACGAGGAAATCAACACCTTTCTGCGCCGGCAGAAGCGGAGGAACTGTCAATGATCCCTGAGCTGCTGTGGGAGCTAAATCCCAACCTCGACGCGGCCGCGAAGGTGCGCCTACATGCGCTAGCCGAGGAGGGGGGCCGCGCCAAATGCAACGCGATCATCGACAACGCAAAGGAAACGATGACGGATGAGGAGTTGGCGCTATTCCTGCCGCTGGCCATGCAGGTCATGGTGTGGATGTAGCCATGGGCGATAACCGCGCCGCCTCCGTGTTGGTCGAGTGCGCGAAGTGCGGCCAGCGCTTTCAGGGCATCGTATCGGCCTTGACGCGCAAGGCCTGTCCGTTCTGCGGCGGGGAGTTGAAACCGGTGGAACCGAAAGCGAAGGAGCCGCGCTGATGCCCTACGACGTGCGCGTACGCATGCCGGGCGGCAACGTCGCCTGGCTTCGCATGGCGGGGAAGCGACCGCGGCCGTGCCGGTGCGGCGCCGAGGCGACGCGCCTATGCGATTGGAAAACCGGCGCGACCTCTGGCCGGCGGCTCAAGGCCGTCACCTGCGATGAGCCGCTGTGCGACAGTTGCACATCCTCGCCGGCGCCTGACAAGGATCTGTGCCCGACCCACGCGGCCCAGTGGAAGGCGCGGACGGAGGCGCCGGCGTGACCCACCGCCATTTCCTCATCGTCGTCGGCCGCTGGAAGCTGGAGAACTGGCACCTGTATTGCCTGCGGCCGCACCAAAACCGCAGCGGCCGGGCGCGCTGGACCATGTGGGATCGCGTACTGTGAAGTGGGTAACGATCAAAAAGGCTGCCGAATTATCGGGTTACACCGAGAAGGCAATCGAGGCGAAACGAGCCGACGGCACCTGGCTGGAGAACGTCGTATGGATAAAAGCCCCGGATGGCCGTATCTTGATCTCAACGGAGGGGATCGACGCATGGGCAGAGGGTCGGGCGTGCGCGCCGCAAGCAGAACCTCAATCGAGATAACGTTCGAATATCGCAGCGTCCGCTGCCGCCAAAAGCTCAAGCTCCCACCCAACCATGCAAACCTCAAATATGCGCAACGCTTCAAGGCGACGATCGAGCACGAGATCGAAACCGGCGTGTTCGACTACGCCAAGCATTTCCCGCGCAGCCCTCGCGCCAAGTTATTCGCCAAAGTGCCAGCGACAGTTGTCACCGTCGGAGAACTGCTCACCGAATGGCTGGCCTCAGTTCAACGCAAGCTCGAGCCTGAGACCTATGATCTCTACGCGCGCTACGTCCGCACGACCTGGCGTCCACGTTTCGGCCGGTCGTTCCTTGTCGACTTGACGGCGGCGCGCCTCGAGGAGTGGATCGGCGAGCAGACGACGACGCGCAAACGTATCTTGAATCTGCTGACGCCGCTGCGCCAGGCGCTTAGGTTCGCCGTGCATCCGCAGAAGTATCTGACCGTCGATCCGATTGCGAAGATCAAGATCGAGAGGCCGGCCGGCATAAAGAAGTCCCCGATCGACCCGTTCTCCATCGCGGAGATCGACGCGATCCTCGCCGTGCTCGATCCGCCGAGAGCCAACATGGTGCAGTTTTGGGTGTGGACTGGGCTTCGCGTCGGCGAGCTCGTCGCGCTCACGTGGAATGACATCGACGCCGAGCGCAGCACGGCCAGCATCACGAAGTCAGCCCGCGGCAGCCGGCGCAAAGCGCCGAAGACCCAGGCCGGGTTGCGCGACGTCAAGCTGCTGCCGCCAGCATTAGAAGCCCTGGGGCGGCAGAAGGCGGTGACCCGACTCCTACACCGGGAGATCTTTTTAGACCCAGGCGCACCTGTCCGGTATCGCGACGCCGAGGGAAAATGGCACACGCCGACCGGCAACGTCGAGCGCAAGCCGGAGACCGTCAACCAGCCGTGGAAGAGCGACAAGGATATCCGCAAGTGGTGGCGGCAGGCATGCGTGGCGGCCGACGTGCGCTACCGGTTCCCGCGCCAGCTGCGGCACACCTATGCATCGTGGATGCTCAAGTTTCGCGAGGAGCCATTGTGGATCTCCAAGCAGATGGGCCACGCGAGCGTCTCGGAGACGCTGGAGACCTATGCGAAGTACATTCCGAGCATGAGCCCGGACGCCGGAATGGGCGCGTACGCCGCAATTATGGCGTCGAAAAAGGACACGATTGGGACGCGGTCGTGA